CATTTACACCGTCAGTATCACAAACAGGATTTGCTTCAATTAAAGCAGGTATTACTTTAAATTCAACTTTGGGTGCAGTATTTGAAGGAACAACAACTTCAGCAACAGCACTTGACGTATCAAGTACATCAAATACTTCAGGTACAGTTATTGCAGGTGGAAACTTTTTAAGAGCAGATGCGGCAGATACAACAACAGGTGCATTAACAATTGATACAGACACAGGATTAATAGTAGGTGACGCACAAGAATTAACAGTAACAGTTTCAAGCAATCATGTAACAGTTGCACAAACTTCACAAGATAAAAATTTAAGTTTTACAATTAATGATGGAGGAGTAACAAAGACTCCTTTAGCATTTACAGGTAGTACAGGTGCAGTAGCAATTACTGGTGATGTAACAATCACAGGTAATTTAAATATTTCTGGAGAATATAATTCTACAACATCAAATGTATCAACTTATGATGATGCATTTATTAAAGTAAACACAGGTAACGCAGAAGCAGATGCAGGATTAATTGTTGAAACTGGTGATACCGATGACGCAAGATTATTTTATGATGTATCTGAAAATTATTTTGCCGCAGGACAAGGCGCTTCATATTCACAAGTTATTAGATTAGCAGATGCAGTTGCAGATGGTAATGCTTCAAAAGAAAAAGTATTAAAAACATCAGCGGCCGGTAACGTTAAAGTTACAACAGCAACATTGGCGGCAGTTACGGCTATTACATATACTGATACATCAAATTTAAATGTACCTACTATTGGTGCATGTGCGACTTTAAGTACAAAATGGGGCGGATCACTAAAAACTGTTTCAACTAGTGCACCAACTTCAGGTGATGGCTCAGACGGAGACTTTTGGTTTGTAAGGGAGGCATAATCCCATGGCAACGGTCATAAAAGAATTCAATTATTCAGGAACACTTCAAATAGCAGATGTACCAATAGGAGTTACTGCACTCACTCTTTATCTATGGGGAGGTGCTGGAGGTTCTGGCGGATCAGACGCAACAGGCCCAGGAGCAGACGCGGCCGCAGGACATTTTGTATCAAAAACAAGTTTAGATATGACAGCATATGATGGTGTTAAAAAAATGTGTGTCGCGGTAGGTGGCGGTGGAGCTGGTGGACAGTCAGGCCAAGAAGCTGAAGGTGGAAAAAATGGACAAAGTGTAACTGGCTATTCTGGAGGAGTAGGTGGAAGTTCAGGCTCAATCGGTGCTTCAGGTTCTGGAGGTGGCGGAGGTGGTGCCACAACAGTAACATTATTTGAAAGTGGACAATCAGTAAACAATATTGAATTAGCTATTGCAGGCGGTGGTGCTGGTTCTGGAGGTGGTGGATCATATTCCAGAGGAGGTGCAGGTATTAATACAAATTCAGCAACAGGAAATTCTCCAGATTCATTAGGAGAAAATGGCGCAGACCACGCAGGAGATGGTGGCGGCGGTGGAGCTGGAGGCGGTGGAGCCGATGGTGGAAAAGGTGGATCAGGGGCCTATGGTGACGCTGGAGGAAATTCAGGATATTCTGGATCAAATCTTGTACCAAGTGGAGGCTCAGAAGACAATGGTTCAGGTAAAGTACCAGGTGGAACAGGAAACGCATATTATTCATCAGGCATAGCAGAAGGCGGAGCAGAATCACAAGCAGGTGGAAACGGAAAAGCAGTTTTAATTTTTACTATACCTGCTGAAGGAAAACATAAAGTTTCAGGTACATGGAAAAATATGACAGCAATATACACTAAAGTATCAGGTGTATGGAAAAGATTACTTGGTGGATATACTAAAGTAAGTGGAGCGTGGAAAGCAATTTGGACTGTTGATATTTTATTCTCATCACTTGCCGCAGGATTTGGAAACAGTGATGGAGGTGTAACATCAGGAACTCTAGGAACAGGAGGAGTTCCAACTGTCCATACAATTCCAATAAGTGCACCTAACCAACCAGGCGAAGGTAAACCATTCGTACCAAGACCAAGAGATATAAATCCTCATATGGCAACTGGATTAGCAGGTAACAACTTTTCCAATGCAGGAAGAGATGATGGTTGTTTCTTAGAAGGTACACTTATTACAATGGAGGATGGTAGTACTAAACCAATTGAAGAAATTAAATTAAAAGATAAAGTTGCTATAGGTGGTTTTGTATTTGCTACAGGTAAATTTTTAATTAATAATTTATATGATTATAATGGTATTAAAGTAGCAGGTTCTCATATGGTAAAAGAAAATAATAAATGGGTTAGAGTTAGAGATAGTGAAATTGGTAAATCTTTAGGAACTGGTGATCATGTAGTTTACATTTTTGGCTGTGAAAATAGAAGAATACTAATAAACAAAATATTGTTCACAGATTATTTTGAAGTAAATGAAAAAATAGGTTTACAAAAACTAGGGGAAAAATACTTTAACGAGTATAGAGAACATTCAGACGCATTAGACGAAGAAGTTGTTGATTTTATCAATAAAAAATAATAAAATAGTTTATAATGAAATATAGAAAATGGATTTTGGACAAGGATTATTCAATTCTGGTAAAATGGTGGAATGAGTGGAAGTTTGGAACAGTTCCAAAAGAATGTCTTCCACCAGATGGAATTATAGTTGAAATAGACGGCAAGCCTATATGTGCAGGTGGATTATATATAGGAGTAGGAACACAGTTTGCTTTTATGGAATGGATTGTAGCAGATAAAAGTACAAATAAGAGAGATGTACATAAAGCCTTAAAAATGTGCATTGATGCTATAATAGAACTTGCAAAATCTAAAGGAATGAAACTAGTTTATACCGCAACTAAAGAAAGAGAGTTGCATAAAAGATATGTTAAATTCCACAATATGATACTTACAGAAACCAATGTTAAGACGTTTTTACGTGATTTAGATGGTAATTATTCTAAAGATTTACACTGGATTTCAGATGATGAGCAATTCAAGAAGCAACGTAAAGACTAATAAATAACCATAAGGAGAACATTTAAATGGCAACAAAACAGGAAGTAGCAGATTTTATTAATACAATTGATACAAAAGATATTTGGGATGATCATGAACAGGCATATGTTCAAGGAAAACTGGATCCATATTTTGCAAATATTTTGATTAAATTAGTTGGTGATGTAAGTTGGTTGATTGAAGTTAGAGATAACGCATCTAACTAATATATATATATATGGCGTATAAGATTAACAATACATTCGGGACCTTATTGGTCACTTTAGCAGATGGTACAATTGATACCGCTACTACGGATCTTACACTCATAGGAAAAGGGTATGCAGGATTTGGTGAGAAGTTAAACGAAAATCTTGTAAAACTTTTAGAAAACTTTAATAATACATCAGCTCCTTCAAACAAAATTACAGGTCAACTTTGGTATGACCAAACAAATAAACAAATTAATGTTTATACAGGTTCAAAATGGAAACCAGTAGGGTCATCAACAAACTCAACAACGTCACCAACCAATGCAGTACAAGGTGATATGTGGTTTGATACAACAAATTCACAATTATATGTTCATTCAGGATCTGCTTGGGTACTTGTTGGTCCAACTTCGACTGCTGGATCAGGCGTAACAAATGTTGTACCAGAAACAGTACAAGACAACACAGGCGTTAATAGATCAATTTTAAAATTAGTTGCAAACGATGCCGTAATTGCAGTTGCTTCTAATTTAGCATTTACACCGTCAAGTTCAGAAACAAATGCAGTGGCATTAGCGGCCGCAGGTTTCTCAACAGTTGCACAAGGTTTACAATTATCATCAACAGTTTCATCAGCAAAATTTAGAGGAACTTCCACAGACTCAGATGCATTAGGTGGAGTTGCGGCGGCAAACTATCTTAGATCAAACGCAAATGATACATCAACAGGTACATTAGGATTGCTAGTTGATGGAGCCGCATTAACTTTAGGTGCAGGTTCAGATGTAACTTTCACAATGTCAAGTGATAATTTAACCATTGCAAACACAACATCAAACAAAGATATTATTTTTACAGTAAATGACGGTGGTGCAACAACTACATTAATGACTTTAGATGGTGATACAGGAAGATTAGAACTGCCATCAGTAGGTGATTTAAGAGTTAAAGGAAATTTAATAGTTGATGGAGACTCAATTACATCTAATGTATCAACATTAACAGTTGAAGACAATATTATAGAATTAAACAGAAACATATCTTCAAACGCAGGTATGCCAAGTTATACAGGATTAAAAGTAAACAGAGGAGAAACATCTTCTGCTACTGAACAAGACTTATTTTGGGTTTGGGATGAAACTTTTGCAGATGATGGTACAACAATTTATGGAAATGCAGGCGGAGCCTGGACAGCATTTAAATCAGGTGGCGGAGATGACGAATTATCAGCCGCAACTTTAGTAGATATACGAGCCAATGTAGTACACGCAACATCAACAGCGGCACAATACGCTGATTTGGCCGAGCGTTATGCTTCAGATATGCCATTAGAAGCAGGTGACGTTGTAATGTTAGGTGGTTCAGAAGAAATTACAAAATGTAATAAAGAATTATGCAACAATGTTTTTGGTGTAGTAAGTGATAGTCCAGCATTTTTGATGAATGCTCAAGCAGGAAACAACCAATCACACCCAATGATAGCATTAAAAGGACGAGTATTTGTTAAATTACAAGGTACAGGACAAGCAGGGGATCGTATAGTATCAGCAGGCAATGGTTTAGCTAAAGTAGCTAATTTAGATGAGTGTACCACGTTTAATGTACTAGGAAGACTGTTGAAGGCTAAATACAACGAAGAAACAACATTAACAGAATGTGTGATAGGAGTTAAATAGCAATATGGGATATGTAGTAGGCGAAAAAATTTTAGATGACGAGTATAATACTTTTGTAAATTCATCAAGTTCACCATACGGATACAACCACTTCGCAGGAACTGGTGCGTTAAATTATGGATTAGGACAAACAGCAATAGCAACTAACGTAGCAGGTGATACAATTACAGCGGCAGAATGGAATTCCTTGTTTACAGGTATGGATAATATTGCAAATCATACAAATGACACATTAACTTCAACAGCGGCAAGATCAGCAGGTGACACTATTGCAATTAAATCAGCATTAGTGGCAGACTTGGCATCTTTAGCGGCTGAAGTTGCAGGCGGATCTACGTCAGCAACAGCAATATCAGAAAGTGCAGAATTAGAAAGTGCGGCGGCATCAGGAAGATGGAATACTTCGCACGTAGTAGAACATTCAATAACATTTGCTAATAACAATCAATTAAGATGGTTTTTTAACGCAGGTGGAACTATGAGATTGAAAATGACTAGAACTGGTAACGGTGGTAGTTCAGCAACTTCAAAAGATAGTTCAGTTGACGAAATGATTACAGCAATAGGTAACTTTGATCTTAAATCACAAACATCAACTAGATCAGGTTCAGGTGAAACTGTAACAACTAACGGATTATCAAATGGTCTTTATGACTTAGGTACTGGTTATACAGTATTATTAAAACTTACACAATCTTCAGGAACATATACATCAATGTATGTTCAAATTTCGGCAAAATTAGATGCCGCAGTAGCTTCAGCAGTAACGGTAACAATGAAGTGGGAAACTTTTGATCCAGATACCGGTGACGGAACATTTACTGATGGTAATACATCAGGTGTTGATCAATATGCAAACTATATTGGTGTAACAGACGTTGCATTACATACAGTGAATCCAACAACTGCACAAGGGTTGGCTTCAGTTGGTGCTATTTCATCTGACGCAACAGTATCTAATACTACATCATAATAAAAAACATTTTACCACATTGACACAGTCCATAATTAACTGTATAATACAGTTATGGATATTGGCACTCTCAAAAACTATTCTGATCTAGCACACGATCTAAACCAAATTAAAAAGAATGCTCTGGAAAAGTTAAAATCCAGACAGATTATAGCATACAATGGTAGATTATTTCGTGCAGACGCTGATACCATAAATGTAGTTCAAACATTTAAAGCACACTCTAAGGAGTTTTATATGTTAGATACTAATGATAATCCGTGTCACATAATAGATCCAGATGAATTTTTGAGAATATTGATTGAAAGAAATCAAGAAACATTAAATTCATACCATCAACTACACGAGGATCTAAAGAATAAAAGGTTAAAATGACAACAGGTGTATTAATGTATTGTTTCAATACGCCTGAAGTTAACTACCACTTGTTAGCTGAACGTTGTGTAGCACAAATACGAAAATATCTAAAATTAGAAATTACTATTGTTACTAATTTTGAAACTTACAAAAAGTTTAAACCTTTAGGTATGATTAATTACAAGATTGTTGATAATAAAGTAGGCAATAGAAGAAGTTATAGAGGTCAAAGTATTGCTTGGCATAATTTAGAAAGAAGTTTAGCATACAAACACTCACCTTATGATACTACAATTCTTATGGATTGTGATTACTTTGTTTTTACTAATAATCTATTAACGTATGCAAATACAAAGTATGATTTTTTATTACACAATAACGTATATGATTTAACAGGTGAAAATATGATTGAAGGTAAAAATGAATCAACAGTACCAATAGTTTGGGCAACGGTTACTATTTTTCGTAAATCAGTATTTGCAGAACAAGTTTTTAATTTAATTCAACACATACAACAATACTATGCTCATTATAGAAATTTGTATCGTATAAAATATAAAAATTATAGAAATGATTTTGCTTTTGCAATAGCATTACATCAGTTAAATGGATTTAATTCTCATAAAAATTTTATTCCAACACCAATGGCTATGATATCACATGAAGTAGATGTATTAGATATGTCGGATAAAACAATAACATTCAAGTACAATAATAAAGTTAATATGGTTGAAGAACAAGATGTTCATGTTATGGATAAGGAGTTTGTAAATGGATAGAGGATATGTTTGGTTTGCATTGAATAACTCCACAACTGATTATATAGAGTTAAGTAAACGTCTTGCAAAGTCAATTAAAAAGCATAATAGGCAAAATAAAGTATGTATTATAACTGATAAACTAGTTGATCATGAAGAATTTGATCATGTAGTTGTATTAGAACAAGATTATAGCAAAGATCAGGAATGGAAGTTAAACAACGAATGGCAAGTTTTTAATTTAACACCTTTTAAGCACACAATTAAATTAGAAGCTGATATGTTGTTTACAAGTAACACAGATTGGTGGTGGAATTATTTGCATCAACATAATATGGTTTTTTCTTATCATGTAAGATGTTATAGAGACACAATTATTGAACATACACCTTATAGAAAATTATTTGTTACAAATAATTTGCCAGATGTATATAACGGATTAACTTATTTTAGAAAAAGTAGACAAGCACAAACATTTTATAATTTATGTAAAGGCATTATGTTAAATTGGCCTGTTGTACGGAATAAATTTTTAATAAATTGTCATGATGAGCAATCATCAACAGATGTTGTATATGCTCTTGCACTTAAAATACAAGATCCATTAAATGAATTACGTATAAAATATGATTGGTTTAATTTTATGCATAATAAAAATGCAATAAATGGATTAACCCAAGCATTTATTAACGATCAATATCTATATCCAATGCAAATAGATGAAAAAGTTTATGTAGGTGGATATAAGCAATCAAGAATATTTCATTATTATAACAAATCATTACCAGAGGAATTAAATGCCAGGATTTTTTGAAGCATTAGAAAATTTTAAGCCAAAAGAAAGACAACCTCACGTGGTTACTATCGAAGGTCAAAGTATAGTTGTAACATTAGAACGTTATTTAGAAATAACAAGAGCAGGTGAGGAAAATTATACGTGGAAAAAAGGAGAAGTTGTAAGAAAAAAACGTATACCTGTAGAACAGCGACAACCATTAATGCATAAGGCAGATAACGGAGTTAAATTTTATAAAAAAAATCCTTTTTGGGTTAAAAATATTGGTAAGGAAGGGTATGTATGGCGGATAGAGTAAGAGTCTCGGATTTAGACTTTGTTTTTATAAGTTATGCTGAACCAAACAAAGAAGAGAATTGGGCAGACTTGTTAAGCAAAGTGCCGTGGGCAAAGCGTGTTGACGGAGTTAAAGGATTTGATTCAGCACACAAAGCCGCGGCAGAAAAAGCAGAAACAGATTTTTTTATTTCAGTTGATGGAGACAATATTATAGATGAGAGTTTTTTATTACAAACTTTAGATTGGTCTAAAACAGATCCAAAAGCCGTACATCGTTGGCGAGCAAGAAATAATGTTAATAATTTAGTATATGGCAATGGTGGTTTGGTAGGATGGCCACGTGAAACTTGTTTGCAAATGAAAACACACGAAAACGCAAAAGATGAAAAAGCAGAAATAGATTTTTGTTGGACAGTACCTCATGAAAATTTACATAATTGTTATTCAACTACTGTTATTAATGCAACACCACAACAGGCTTGGATAGCAGGTTATAGAGAAGGTGTTAAGATGAGTTTAAATCAAGGTAAACATATACCACCACAAAATTTTATGCGTGTTATACAAGGTAGCAATCTTAGAATACTAACCACGTGGATGACTGTAGGTGCAGATGTTGAGTATGGCAAGTATGCTATGTTAGGAGCAAGAATGGGTTGTTATTCAACTACTGTGGATTCAACCGAATTTATACAAATTAGAGAGTTAGATAAAATGGCAGATTTATTTGCAAATGGTATAGTTGAAGATAAAGTAGATGAAGATTTAGAAGTATATGGCAATAGTCTTAAGCAAAGAATAGATATACCTTGTGAAAATTTTGATGAAGACCAAAGCAATTTTTTTAAATTTGTAATGCCACGCCCATTCAACACAGGAGTACAAGACCGTGAGTACAAGTAATTATAAAGCAGATGCAGAGTTGGCTAAAAGTTTACTTGATAATGTTTCACCAACTATGTGTTTGGCAAAATGGAATCAAGTTTCATTACACTTGCCTACTGGATTAACAAACAGTTGCTATCATCCACCTTTACATGAAATAGATGCAACAAAATTAGAAGATAATCCTGCGGCACTACATAATACAGCAGAAAAATTAAATCAAAGACAACAAATGCTTAAAGGAGAACGGCCTGAGGGTTGTTCATATTGTTGGAAAATGGAAGACACAGGCGAAATGTCAGATAGACATTATCGTTCTGGTGAACCATGGGCCATGCAAGACTTTACAGCAATTAAACAAAATCCAATGGACGAACGTTGGACACCGAGATATGTGGAAGTAAACTTTAATAATGCTTGTAATTTTAAGTGTTCTTATTGCTCACCACAATTCTCGACAACGTGGGGGAAGGAGATTGCTGTATATGGCCAATATCCAACATCTCCTCCCCACAATGCACCTGAACACTTTCAAGGAAGAAAACGTCCAATACCACATAAAGAAGATAATCCTTATGTTACTGCTTTTTGGAAGTGGTGGCCTACATTATATAAAAATTTAAAACATTTTCGTATGACAGGTGGTGAACCTATGATGGACAATAACACATATAAAGTATTTGAATACGTTATTAATAATCCAAAACAAGACTTACACTTAAACGTAACCAGTAATATGTGTCCACCTAATAACAAATTAAAAAACAAATATTTTGATATGGTTAAGAAAATCTGTATTGAGGAGAAAGTTGAACATTTCATGCAATTTGTTTCAGTTGATGCATGGGGTAAACAAGCAGAATATATTAGAAATGGATTAGAATTTAATCGTATGTGGGATAATGTAGATGAATTTTTGGATCGTATACCAGTACGTAATTCAGTTACTTTTATAATCACATACAATAATCTTAGTGTTACAAGTTTGGATAAGTTATTAGAAGGTATTTTAGAATTACGAAAACGACATAGTAAAACGTATCAACGAGTATGGTTTGATATACCATTGCTTAGACAGCCTGCATGGCAACAGATAACATTATTGCCTGAGGCATATCAAGCAATACATGAAGCCAACATAGAATATATGAGAGAAAATTCTGGAGAAGATAAAGGATTACACATATTCAAAGACTTTGAGATTCAAAAAATGTTACGCAATTTAGCTTATTGGCGTAAAAATGCAGACACTAGTACGCAAACTAAAAAGAACTTTTACGCATTTTTTAACGAACATGATCGTAGACGCTTAACAAACTTTGAAACAGTATTCCCAGAAATGTCAGAATTTTGGCAGGAGTGTAAAAACGCATGAAAGATTTAGAATATAAAAAACAAATATTAGATACAAAGTCAGCAAGTTTTTGTGGTGCTAAATGGTTCAATGCAACTATATGGTTAGGCAGTGGTATGACTACAAGTTGTCATCACCCATTACCACACAAAATAGATTTAGAAGAAATAAAAACAAATCCATCTGCAATACACAATACATGGCAAAAGAAGGAGCAACGTAAACAAATGCAGTGTGGTGAAAGACCTGCAGGTTGTGAATATTGTTGGAAAATAGAAGACATTGGCAAAGATGCTATATCAGATAGGGTATACAAATCAAAAATATTTGACAGTGGTCATTTAGAAGAAGCATTTACTGAGAGTCACGAAATTGATTGGAATTTAAAAACATTAGAAATAGCATTTGACAGAACTTGTAATTTTGCTTGTTCTTATTGCAATCCTGCATTTAGCACAACATGGGCAAGAGACATTAAACAAAAAGGTCCATACACAGATATGACAACAGACGGAAGAAATCATTTTACTCACAGTCATGAATCAGCAGAACCTTATAAAAAAGATGAAACTAATCCTTATGTTGAAGCATTTTACACTTGGTGGGAAACAGATTTGCATAAAAGTTTAGATGAATTAAGAATAACAGGCGGTGAACCTATGATGTCGCCTAATTTATGGAGACTGTTAGATTGGATAGAAACACAAGGACACAAAATGAATCCTCATATGCGTATTGCAATTAATTCTAATTTAGGTGCAAAACAAGATATTATAGAACGTTTTAAAAAGAAATTAAAAAACTTTGATAGATTTCACTTGTACACTAGTAATGAAGCAACATTTAGACAAGCAGAATATATTAGAGACGGATTAAATTATGGAGATTGGTATAGTCAAGTATTACACATGATGGTTGATAAAGTACCAGCAGAAATTCACAATATGTGTACAATCAATGCATTGTGTTTAGAATCACTGGCTGAATTTTTAGAAAAAATTGTATGGTTAAAAAATGCAAGTAAGATTTACGGACCAACAATAAATTATACACTTAATATTTTAAGGTTTCCAAGTTTTCAATCACCTTTGGTATTGCCAGATGATTTACGTAATAAGTTTAAAGGGGATATTGAAAAATTTTTAAAAAATAATCAACAACATTTAGAAGAAATGGAAATTAATCATACACAAAGATTAATTGATTATTTAGATGTTGTTAAAACACCACACGCTGGAGCGGCCGCAAGAGAAAAATTACAAAAAGACTTTAAGTTATTTTATAGTCAATATGACAAACGAAGAGGAAAAGATTTTGAAAAAACTTTCCCAATAATAGGAGAATGGTATCGTGGCATATGAGTACGGAGCAAAAGAGCCTGAGAAATTAAAAATAAAAGATATGACTCCTAAACAAAAGGAGTTATTAATAGAAAGTGACAATTTTTGTATGTTGCCATGGATGCACCTTCACGCATTTCCAGATGGCAGAGCATATTCTTGTTGTTTTGCTTTAGACAAATTGCCAGTTGGTGATCTTAATAAACAATCAATGGCTGAAGTTTGGAATGGTGATAAAATGAAACAAATGCGTTTGAATATGTTAGCAAACAAACCATCACGTGAATGTTTTAAGTGTTATGATCAAGAAAAATCTGGATTCTTTAGTTTACGTTTAAGTTCAAACAAACATTTTGGACATAATATTGATATGGTTAATACTACACAGTCAGATGGTTCAGCAGACTTTGTAATAAAATATTGGGATATACGTTTTAGTAATTTGTGTAACATGGCTTGTAGAAGTTGTGGTACATGGTTTAGTTCTAATTGGTACGAAGATCACAAAAAATTAACAGGTAGTCCACCACCCCATGCAAAAATTATGAAAGTTGGTAGGACTTCTAATGATATATGGGATCAATTATTAGAACAATTTGATCATGTGGAACAGTTTTATTTTGCTGGTGGTGAACCAATTATAATGGAAGAACATCTAAGAATTTTAAAAGAATTAGACAAACGTAAAATGTATCATGTTAGGTTAATTTATAATACAAATTTTAGTAAGTCCAAATTTAAAGGTACAGATATATTTGAATTATGGAATAAATTTGATTCAGTATCTATAGGAGCAAGTTTAGATGCAGAAGGACCAAGAGCAGAATTAATGCGTAAAGGAACTGTATGGAAAGATATTGTAGCAAATAGAAAACGTATGTTAGTAGTTTGTCCACAAGTTGATTTTTATATTAGTTCAACAGTAGGATTAGTAAATGCATTACACGTTGTAGATTTTCATAAGAATTGGGTAGAGCAAGGATTGATTAAACCACAAGATTTTAATTTTAATTTATTGCAGTTTCCGTTATGGCAACGTATGGATCTTTTGCCAGAAGAATTTAAGCAACAAATAAAAGAAAAATACGAAAAACATATAGAATGGTTAAAAGCACAAGATCATCTTACTCGTGCAACTAAAGGATATGAAAGTGCTTTGGATTATCTTTTTAGAAGAGATAAAACAGATAAACTTGAATTGTTTTTCAGAGAAACAAAGAAATATGATAAAATTAGAGACGAAACGTTTACTGATACGTTTCCAGAATGGAAAGAATTATTTGACAAATATGAAAAAAATTAAACCAAACGAAGGTAATAAAACATTCTGTATGGCGCCATGGGTGCATACTTATATGTCACCTCAAATGGAAAGGCGATTGTGTTGTGCAAGTCGTGAAGATTCCAATAATTTTAAACAATATATTGACACACTACCAAAAGATTATAAGAGTAATATAAGTTCAGGTAAAATTAATTTAAAAAGTTTAGATGAGCATTGGAATTCTGAATATATGAAATCAGTTAGGCTTAAATTAATGGCCGGAGAAGAAATACCACAATGTGCTACTTGTAATCATAAACTGCTTAATGCACAGGTGTATAGACAGCACTTCAACAGATTTTACGGAAACGATATAGATAAAGCATTTGAGTCAACAGATGACACCGGTGTAACAACAATGAAAGTTGTTAGTTGGGATTATAGATTTTCTAATCTTTGTAATTTTAGTTGTAGAATGTGTGGTGATATGTTGAGTAGTAGTTGGGAGGCGGAAAATAAAAAACATCGCAAACCTGAACTATACACAAAATATAGAATTTGGGGTAGGAAAGATGTACAAGCAATATTGCAAAAGTTCCATGATCAAACAATGGTTAAAGAATTTACAAAAGCAATTGAAGAGAAAACTATTAGAGAGTTTTATTGGTGCGGTGGAGAACCGTTAATGTGGAAAATACACTGGATTGCCATGCAACGTGTAGTAGAATTAGGATATGCAAATCAAGTTTATGTTAGGTATAATTCTAATATGAGTAGAATTAAATTTTTTAAATTAAATTTATTTGATGATATTCTTTCAAAATTTCAAGATTGGCAAATAAATGCATCAATAGACGGAACTGGCGAAATTGGTGAATATATTAGAACAGGTTTAAAATATAACGAATGGTATTCTAATATGCAATATGCAAAAAAATTCGTAAGGCATCCAAGACAATTACAATTAGATCTTACTGTAACACTTCCTGGATTATTTGACTTAGAAAATATGTATGAATTACAAAAAGATTTGAAAATACCGTTATTATGTAAAAAAGTATTTACTTTTAGTCCTGATGTATTCATGAGTCCTTTGTTTATGCCTCAAAAATTATTACACAAAATGGTAGACAAAGTTAAAGACAAAGTTAAAAACGAAAAACCTACAGTGTTTAACATGGCATTTTTAGAAGGATTGGACGATTTGAAAAATCATCCTACTAATGAACAACGTTATGATAAAGAAACTTGTATGAAAGGTTGGAAATCAGGAAAAGAAGAATGCGAGCGTTTAGATAAAATTCGTGGAACAGATATTACAAAAATATTAATAAAAGAACCAGAGGTATTGGAATGGTGGAAAAGTATATAAAATCAAATATATGTCCATTACCGTGGACACATTTAGAAGTAGATGTAAATGGAGGTGCTTCGCCTTGTTGTTTATATAAAGGAAATATACCCAATGTTAAAGTATATGAAACTGATTTAAAAACAATACAAAGTTCTGAATATATGAAAAAATTAAGACAAAAATTTAAAAATGGAGAACGTCCTTTAAGTTGTGAAAGTTGTTGGCAAGAAGAAAGTGTTGGAAAAACATCAAAACGTATGAATTCAATTTATAAAATGCGTAACAGTTTAAAAGACTGGACCCCTAATAGCGAGCCAACACTAAAGTTTATAGATTTTAAGTTGGGCAACGTATGTAATTTAAAATGTAGAATATGTGGCAGTTGGAGTTCCAGCAAGTGGGCACAGGAAGAATTAGATTATGGAGAAAATCCAGTCGCAAGAAAAAATCTAAAAGAAGGTGGTTGGCCAAAAAAACATCCTACATTTTTTGATGACATACAAGAATGTTTAGCAGATGCAGAATATTTTGAGTTTACAGGTGGTGAACCTTTTATGATACGAGATCATTTTAAAATATTAATGCATTGTGTTGAAAAAGGTTATGCAAAAAATATAGATATACACTACAACACAAATGGAACACAATTGCCGCCTAGAGAAATATTTGACCTGTGGAGATATTTTAAAAGAGTTGAAATAGCATTTAGTATTGATGATGTAGGAGAGCAGTTTCAATATCAAAGACACCCTGCTAACTGGAGAGAAGTTAATCATAATCTTGTAGAGTTTAAAACATATCAAACTCATAATATGGAGTTTCAAATTTGTACAACAATTAGTATTTTTAATATTTTTAGTTTAGCAAAAATTTCATTATGGGTAGCACAATATCAACCTAAATTCTTTTATGTTAATACCTGTTTTGATCCAGATTATTTTAACATACAAACATTACCTAAACAGGTTAAAAATATTGTTAATAGTAGATACTCAATGCTTACAGATTTTCAACCCACATTAAGATTTATGAATTCAGCACATAGAGATTCAGAAGAAATTAGAGAGCAAAGAAAAGCAAGGATATTACAAACAGACAAGTATAGAAAAGAAGATTTTGGAGATGTTTTTCCACTTTTAAATAAGGTATTACAAATATATGAATAAAAAATTTATAGCAGGAGGTTGTAGTTTTACATTTGGACACGAATTGTCTGATGATAATGAAGGTAAAACACCATCTAAGCAAAGTTGGGCATATGTTTTAAGTCAAGAAGAAAATTATTGTCAACCAGACAATTATATTTGTACAGCAAGACCTGGTACAGGAAATCCAGGAATTGCAAGAAGAGTTTTTAATGCAGTAGCAAATACAACAGATATTGGTTGTGTTGTTGTAATGTGGAGTTTTTTATCTCGTTATGATTGGGCGATGCCACGACATAGAAATTTAGAAAAAACTCGTTGGGCAACAATATCTCCCTGGGACACTAAAATAGCAAGTGAAGAGCGACATACTGCGTTAGTAGGATCCGAAGCACAACAAGAACAATGGAAAAGAAGAGAAGAGTTATTAATTAATACAGGAGTTAAACCATTTGCTGAAGCAATTTATAAACACGCCGCTAATGAATATCATGAAACATATTTGAGCTGGAAATCTATTATTTGGTTACAGAATATTTTAGAAAAAAAGAAAATTCCATATATGTTTACACTTGCTGATAATAGTTTGTTTTACAGAGACTTTGATAACCACAAAGATCAAGATCCATTTATGTTAGCATTACATAAAGAAATAGATTTAACCAGATGGTTTTTCTTTGGTGATCGTTGTATGGGATTTAATCAATGGGCATTATTGAATGAATATGAACGTGGTACAACACACCCGCTAGACAAAGCACACAGAGATGCTGTAAAATTAATGCAACCTAAGTTTAATGAAATAATAGGAGGAAAAAATGTTCGGATGGATTAAAAAAATAATCAATAAGATTAAGCAAGAACTTGCTTATCGTAAAAGATTAAAAGAACTAAAGAAAAAAGACCCGTTTATATACAAATAAGATTTAAATGGAAATTAAATGTAAAAAATTTAGTCGAAGGTTTAATATTAAACATAAATGGGGAAATTATAATATTGTTAATGGTTGGAAAGTTTATATTAACGGTAAGAAATATCCTAGGAAGTTTAGTTGGATTTATCTCTATGAAAAAAATGCATTTTGGTTTGCTTTAGCAGAAGCAGGAAATTTATTAGCACAAATTAAAATGTATAATATAAGAGGATTTATAATAAAACCACACTCTCTTGCATCTCCGTATTATGGAGAGAGTGAAGAAATAAAAGTAAACAAATGAAAAAAATTAAAAAGTTAACATTTGATTGGCTTAAAAAAGTGGAGTTAGTTGAAATGAAATATTGTCATTTCAAAGAAGATCCTGTGAGGCCTGAATTGGATAATAAGTTTAGAAAAGATTGGGGTAGAAAAATATATGGTTTAAAACTTGGCAAAGATATTGTTGCGGTTATGTGCTTTGCCTTTACACACGAAATACCAAAGACGATAGAAGAATTAGATTTAATGAGTAAAGATGCTTTTATACAGGCAACTCATAGAGCAGGAATACAAGGCAATATTGCTATTGCTTATACAGTTTGGTCAAAGAAAAAAGGTGGTGGAAAAAGAATAATACAAGAAGTTTTTAAAATGATTAAAAAATCAAATCATTTAAATCGATTAGTTACATTATCACCATTAACAGATATGGCACGAGAATTTCATTTAAGGAATGGTGCTAAAGAATTACAAGTAAACAAAACCTCACAAAATTTTGAATATACAATTGAAAATAAATGGTGGAAAAATTATTTAAAACAAGCAAAAAAATGGTTTAAATTAAAAAGATGAGAATATTAGGTATAAACTGTATGAATCACGATGCCGCAATGGCAGTAGTAGATTATAGTAGTGGTGTAGGTGAAATATTGTGGGCCGCTCATGCAGAACGTTATTCAAAAGTTAAAAATGATTTTTATTTAAATTGGCGAATAGTAAATGAAGCAATGACATATGGTCCTTTTGACAAAGTTGTTTATTACGAAAAACCTTTATTAAAGAAAACACGACAATTTTATGCAGGACAATACAGTGATGCTTTAAGTTATACAGAAATGCCACAATGGCATTTAGATAATTTTAAAATTAAAATAGATGAATATGTAAAACATCATGATAGTCATGCCGCGGCAGGATATTTTACTTCACCATTTCGAGAAGCAACTATTTTAACAGTGGATGCAATAGGTGAATGGGATACAGTATCAATATCTACTGCTAACAAAGTTTGGATAGAACGAAAAGAAACTATAAAGTATCCACATAGTTTGGGCATATTATATTCTGCATTTACACAACGTTGTGGATTAAAACCTGCAGAAGAAGAATATATTTTAATGGGAATGGCGGCTTATGGAAAACCAAGATATAAAGATGATATCTATGAAGACTTTGTGATACAATCACCTTTTAAATTAAAAAAGAATTTACATAGAGGGTTAAGTGATTGGCATCCAGAAGCAGATGTTATGGATATAGCCGCAAGTATACAATCAGTTCTTGAAGAATGTCTTGCAGATTTATGGCATAGAGCATCTAAGTATGGTAGCAGAAATTTAGTTTATGCAGGCGGAGTTGCTCTTAATTGTGCGGCAAACACTGCATTAGCAAATATGGGATTGTTTGATAACATTTGGATTATACCTAATCCAGGAGATGCAGGAAGTTCATTAGGGTGTATTGCGGCATCAGAACAAAGACATTTAGATTGGAAAAATCCGTTCTTAGGACATAACATTGAAGGAGAATATCCAGTAGATAAAATTATAAAAGAATTAACAGAAAATAAAATGGTAGGAGTTGCAAATGGTAGAGCAGAGTTTGGACCAAGAGCTCTTGGTAATAGATCTCTTTTAGCTGACCCAAGAGGATTGGAAATTAAGGATATGGTAAATCAAATTAAAAGAAGACAAAAGTTTAGACCGTTTGCTCCTGCCATTTTAGAAGAGGATGTAAACGAGTATTTTAAGCTACCTAAAGGTGTTTTAAACACCCCTTATATGCAATATACAGCAACGTACACGCATGGTAAAGACTGTCCTGCCATAATACACTATGATAATACATCTAGGGTGCAAACCGTCGCTAAAAGCGATAACGAAGGGTTTTATGAGTTACTTAAAGCATGGAAAAAGAAAACAGGTTGTCCAATATTGTTAAACACCAGTTTGAACATTAAGGGTATGCCAATGGTAAATGACACCAAAGATGGTAAAGACTGGACAGCCAAATATGGAGTAAAAGTACTATGATAAAACTTAATGGTGGAGACTTTTATGGCGTTTGATAGTGTACAGGTCAGATTTAAAGATACAGGATTTTTTCCAAGTCCTTTTGCTAACACTAGGGTAGTACCTTTTGTTAAGAGTTATTTTGAAATACTTAAGAGTGTAGTAGGGGAGATTAAGACAGAGTACTTCTGGTTTTTTTCTAGTTTCATTAATATGAAAACTATAGATATAGATTACATTCCAGAACAACACGAAAAAAATCAAATACACGTATGGTACAACACGCACCCTAACGGTGGAACAAATAAAGAAGGTAATATTATGTTGATACCTACAAAAGAATTTAAAGAACAGATGTACAACATACAATATTTGCGAGATTTTCAAGACATTAATTATCATGCTCATGCTAATCTTTTTCAAAACATAATACCAAAAATTGCATTTAAATTAAGTGATCCAATTACCGCATACAATAACAGTGAAGAATACTATACATGGCTGTATAATAAAGAATTGGATCCTGACAAAGTGCCAAATTTTTACCCTAGCTTCTGGGAAGACGTTAAACTGTATTCTTGGGGTAACACAAAAGATATTATGTTGGTACCAAAGCAAGATAATTTAAAACAATTTTATGATGTAGAAAGAAGTGTACATTATGACTTAGACTATAATATAAATCCAATGGACATAGTTTTTATATCGTATGACGAACCTAGTGCTGAAAAACGATATAATAAATTAAAAGAAAAATTTCCTAGAGCTAAATGGAGCAAAGGTGTACAAGGACAGACACTTGCTTACATGGCCGCGGCACAGATGAGTAAAACAGAATATTTCTTTGCTGTGTTCCCAAAGAGCGAAATAGTAGATAGTTTTAAATTCGATTTTCAACCAGAGAGGTTAAGGAACCCTTGTCATTACATATTTGATTGTTATAATTCTGTGATAGATCTAACATATGGTTGGGGAGGCGTTATACTTTACAATAAAGATCTAGTAATGAAAACAACAAAGCCAGGTTTAGATTTTACATTGTCACAAGCACATCATTCAGTACCTATATTGTCTGCAATTAGTAACTGTAACGAAACACCATTGTTAGCTTATAGGTCATCATTTAGGGAAGTTATAAAATTATTACAAATGAAACCAACAGTGGAATCTAAATACAGACTTAAAAAATGGAGTACGTTGGGTAATGGTGAGAATGCTAAATGGATATATCAAGGTGCAGTTGATGGTCAGAAGCATTACAACAACTACAAAAATGATTACAATAAATTAATGTATTCTTATGATTATGAATGGATTAAAGAGCAGTTTAAGTCTTTGTACCCAGAGCAAACTTTGGATTAATATTTAAATTATTAAAATAAAAAGGTTGTTCTAAAAACCAATTAATATATTTTGGAATACCTTCTTCTATATCTATTGTTGGATTAAAATTAAACATAGTTTTTGCTTTATCACTGTTTAGTGTATCTCTGTTTGGATAGAATGAATCATGTGGTTTAGTAATAATATTTCCAGTACCTATTTTTGATTTTATTATCTCTGCCGCGTCTATAATTTTTCTACCATTACCACGAGTACAATTAAATGTTTCGTTGAGTACTTCGTTTGTAGTAGCTAATGAAAAGTATTTGGCAACATCCAGTACATTTGAGAAGTCTAATTTATTATCAGGTCCCTGCACAGTCATATCACCGGTCGTTAATACACTCTTTAACATTTGGCTGATGACTCTGCATATAGTATCACGTGTGCCATAAAGTGCTGATGGTCTCATAATAATATAAGGTAAGCCATACTCTCTGTTCCATATCTTGCACATAGTTTCACCTTGTTTTTTGTATGAGCCGTACAATGTATTTGGTTCTGGTATAACTTCTTCGTCTGGTATTTGATTATTAAACTCTCCATATACCATACTGCTTGAAGCATAAACTATCTTTTGTACCTTATGTTTGACACATAGATCTAATATGTATGCAGTAGCAGTAATCATATTATTAGTTGCATCTAACACATTTCTTTTAACCATTTTTGCATTTGGAAAAGTAGCAACATGAATAATTCTGTCTGGCTTAAAATCTTCAAATGTTTGTTCCATAAATTGAAAGTTTTCTATTTGTCCTATGTATTCTTTATCTGTTTTTGTAATTTCTTTTCTTTGATTAAGCACAGGATAGTATTCCCAATCTGGAAACGTGTAATATTGATGATAACAATCTACAACTCCTATTGTGTGTCCTTCTGATTTTAATTGTTGACAAATATGGCTACCTATAAATCCATAGCCCCCTAATATTAGTATTCTCATAGTGTTCTCCATTTGCATTCGAAAGCTTCAGCATATTTAGAGTCAGTCATCTGTCCTCTGTATGCCGCAAGTCCTTTTATATTGTGTAATAATGTATCAGAGAAATAACTGTCATAACAACTAACTAACTCGATTTTTTTATCTATGTAATCAGATATGTCTATAAACACATTTGGGTTAAATTGTTGATTTTTATTACTGTATGGTCCGCCCTCCATCAACCAAAACTCTCCTTTCCATCTACGTAAAGAAGAATTAACAATGTGAAAAGTATTCACATGATCCTGATGATGGTCTCCTGGACTGTGTGTTATTATAAGATCATAGTTGTCATTATAAACAATGTCGTCCATTTTCTTAACAAACTTACTATTCCATTCTAGAACTGGCCTTCCATCGTTATCGGTAGGATTTTCAAGTATATTAAATTTAATTCCAAATAGTTCTTCAGACTTTTTGTATTCTGTCTGCATCTTTTCTCTGTCTCTCCAAGTACTTGGCTTTGGTGCGTTATCATCTCTACAAATAACAATGTCAATGTGAGAACCTTCTGCTTGATACTTTAATAATGTACCTGAGCAACCTAGTTCAACATCGTCTGGATGTGCACCTATGGCTAATATTTTTTTGAAGGACATACAACCTCTCCTGTTTTTAAACTTTTCTCCATACACTCTACAATGTATGTAACTTTTTTAATATGTTCCATGCTTGAATCTGGTAATTTGTCTTTCTCGCAATAGTCTATAAATGCTGATATTTGTCTCTGCATAGGAGACGTAGATTCAGTAAATGTTTTGTCTAGATCCATATGTTGTATCTGTCGACCATCTTCTATTGTTTGGCTAATCCATTTGCTTTTGTTCTCAGCATCATTCCAAATAAGTGTACCTTTGTCTGTTATAACAGAAATATCCCTAACTTTCTTATGGTAGTACCAACCCATTTGTAATTGTACAGTTACTTTGCCATACTTTAAATTACAAGTGACAAAGTCAGGTTGTGTTTGTTTTATAATGTGTATGCCTGTGCTATGTATCTCATCTGGCATAGTACCTAACAAGTTATCTAAAATGGCTATGTCGTGTGGTGCATAGTGTAATATTGGATTAATATCTTTTTGTAATCTTCCCCATGCCAATCTACGATGTTCAATGTGTAATATTTCTTTGTCAACAACTGTTTGTTTTAAAAAATCAAAGTGTTCATTATATAACAATATGTGTCCTGCCATTAATTTTGCATTAGCAGTATAAGGTGCTATCTCGTTATATTCAGCCATGTTCATAAACGCAGGTTTTTCAACTAAACAATCAATACCTCTTCTTAAAAATACTTTTGCAAGGGTTATATGTGTTTGTGCAGGAGTGGCAATTATTACACCATCAATTAAACTAGGAACAATTGCATCTATATTGTCATTTAAATCATATAGAGATACTTGTAGATTCATTTTTTTAATTGTATCTACAATTTTACTTCCCCAATATCCTGTACCTATTACTGCTAATCTCATGTTGCTTCTTTAATAGTTTTTATTATAGTTTTAACTTCGCTATCTGTCAAATATTGATGTACAGGAATTGCCAATGCATTACTGCTACAATATTCAGAATTTGGATAAGAATTTTCATCTTTGTATGTTTCTGTTTTGTGTAAAGGTGTTGGATAGTATCTTCTAGACTGTATTCCCTTGCCTAGTAAAGCCTTTTCGATGTTGTTAATTTTTTTATGTTTTATTATGTATTGATGATAGACGTGTAAACTGTTAATATTTTGGACTGGTATTTCCACAGACTTCCATAGGGTTCCATTGTACAGTGTAGCATTTGCTCTACGTCTGGCATTGTGTTTGTCTAATTCTGGTAGTTTGTTAAGAAGCACTTCTGCTTGTATCGAATCCATTCTTGCATTCCATCCAACCATATGCATTTTAAATCTAGTAGACTGACCATGGTTTCTCAATTGCCTGATTGTTTTTAAATATTTTTCATTGCCTGTGACAGCACCCGCATCTCCCCAACAACTTAAATTTTTTGTAGGATAGAAACTAAAACAAGTTAAGTCAGCAACACTACCCACTCTTTTGCTTTTATAAAAAGCACCTGTGCTTTGTGCAGAATCTTGTATAACTGGAACATTAAACTTTTTTAATTCGTCTATATCGCATACATTTCCATAAAGATCTACACCAATGATTGCTTTAGTTTTATTGTTTATTTTTTTAGCGACTTCCTTTGGATCTATACACATATCATTAAGACTTATGTCAGCAAATACTGGTGTGGCGCCTACTTGTTTTATAACCTCAACTGTACTGACCCAAGTGTATGGTACAGTAATAACTTCGTCTCCTGGTCCAATACCTAAGGCTAGAAGTGATAAGTGTAGTGCAGATGTGCATGAACTTACTGCAACACAATGATTTGTGCCACAGTATTGAGCAAACTGCTTTTCAAATTCTTTTACAGCAGGCCCGTTGATAAAACTTTTAGACTTCCATGTTTCGGCAAATGCCTTAGATGGATTTTTTAGCTTTCTTTCGTAGCCAAAACCAGATAGTGCTATCATTATTTCTTAAAAGTTTTTGCTAATATTGTATTTGTTCGTGATTCCATATCACGTTTTAGTGCAGGAATATCAAATTTCAAATCTACATTTTTAATTTTAAAGTAATTTGCTTCAATTGTTTTTTTAAGAAAACGTGCTATAGAATCTTGACTTTTAATTTTTAATTCTTTTTTAATATCATAATGTATCGTTATATGATTTTTAAGATTAATATTGCAGTAAAGTAGATATTTGACGGGCATATTCTTGAAGTGTAATCCTTCAAGAATCTCGGGCCATTCCTTAACAAAATCTTTTGTTAATTGTACCCAACTACTATTTTTTGGCGGTAGTTTTTTTGGCATCTGCTTTTTTAGTAGTAGCCGCTTCAGCCGTAACTGGTGTTTCGTCTTTGACTGCTAATTCAGATACTTTAACACCTAGATCTCTTGCCATTTGTTCGTTTAATTTGTTTAGTGCAATTCTACCTTCTACAGTATTTCCAAAAGTAACTATAATCTCTTTAGTTGTAAACTTTTTAATATAGTTGTCATTATGTAATACGGCCAACATATTAGTTCCATCTGGAAATGTTTGTCTGCCTAAAAATTCACCTAGTTCTTTTGCGTCTTGCCCACCATCTGATTCTACTGCTCTCATTAGTGCATTGTGGTATAGGTCAGGTAAAAATTTTGTACCTACTATCAAACAGTTATTTGGTTCACCTGGTACAGTTCTATAAACAATTACTACCTTTGCCTTACTTTCATCCGCAAGTTCTCCAATATGTTTGAAGTGTCTTCTCGGACCTGTTTGTCCTTCTCCAGGTTTACCTGTTCCACTATCCATTGGCATAGCCTGGTTGTTTACATTTACTAGTGGCATATTATTTTCCTCCTGTGCCTGTTGTTGTAGGTTCTGCTTCTTTCGCAGGTTCAGGTGGTGCCACTTTGGCTAAGAACGCCTGAAGTTTGTTATATAAAAATCCTACACCTGCCATTTCTCCAGCCTTGAATGCACCTCTTGTAGATGCTACATCAAGTATTGATGAAAGATTTTTTAAGTCGCCAATTGATAAAGCATTAGGATCTGGTTGTGGTCCACCTGCTGGTGCCGAATTAGCTGTAGCCGTTTCTGTTGGTGCCTTTGTAGTGGCAGTTGTTGGCTTTTTTAAAGTTCTCTTTTTTGTTGCCATTTTTGTATTTCTCCTAATTGCAATTAGTTATTTAATATACATATATTATACTAAAATTAATTATCAAATGCAATAGTTATTTTTGATTGTTTTGAGCTAGACCGCTTAACGCAAATAGAGTAAGATCACCTGGGTTTTCAAATCCAAAAACAGTAACAGGTTTAGTTTTGTCGTTGTATGTTATTATATCATTGGTAATTGAATATCTACCTGAACAATGTTCATAAATCCATGTTCGTATGTTCTCAACATCGTATTCAGTTGCTTTTATTACAGTATTAACAAAATGTGGTGGTAATATATGTAATTCTCTTTGGTAAAAGTTTTTTGGATTAATCTTTAACATTTTTGCTCTCATCATTAATCATTTTTCTTAGGTGTGCATGTTTTTTCATAGAATTATAAATTCTTACAACTCCTCTAGCGGCATGTTGTCTTAACACCATAGGAAAGAATGCATGGATAACAGAACTAAAAACGATTATTGTTAATAGATAAGCATTGTATAATGAATGAGTAAAATGTTTTTGATAATTCATTTTACTATTTTCTAAATGTTCTTTGGCTGTTTTAATCATGCAAATATTTATTTGTGCATATAAGCCTGGGGTTATAGTTTGGTAAAGCATATTAGTCATTGTATTGTACAGTCATTCCAAATGGTGCTTCTATTCCTCTTTCGTATGGGTTATTAATTAAAAATATTGTATCACAATAAGTTTCATCTCCCCAACTATTAAATGGCCAACCATCTGTAAACATTATAAATTTTTTAGGTTCTATACCTTCTCTTTTCATATAATCCCAATTACATTCAAACTCTGTACCACCACCTGAACCTAATTTATAATCTAATAATTCATCTGCATTATCTGGTGTAAACACTTTTGGATTAAAAACTTCTGTGTCAAAAGTCCAAAGATGTATTCTAAAATCTTTGTATTGATCCATTATGTTTTTTACTTCTGTCAAAAATTCTTTACATTGTTCATTGCTTATCGAACCAGAAGCATCAAGAGCCAAACATATATCAATCATTTCGTCATTGTTTTGTCCTGGTAGTATAGCAGATGTGTGCCATGATTTTCTACTAGGTCTCATCCAGGTATAATCTGATTTAATTGTACTCATAATTTGTTGTTGAAGTATTTCTCTCCAATCCATTTTTGGTTCTGTTAAGTCAGCAACTAATCTTTGTAAAGCCCCCGGTAAGTTACCTGCACCTGTAGATTGTGCGGCACTCACCATTGCTTCTTTTACTTCGTCTCTGATTTTTTTTAATTCTTCTTTAGAATAAACTGGTTGTTTTCCTTTTCCGTTTTTATCTTTTCCTTTTCCACCTGATCCTGGCTCTTTGCCCCAATCAACGTGTTCGTCCATAAGTTTACCTAATTTGTCTAACATCTTCTTACCATTCTTTTTGGCTTGTTTATAGATGTCATCATATATTCTTTCTGCTGGCCAATCCTTGTATTTTTCATCTTGGAAGCCTTTGTTCTCACCTTTTTTACCCTTTGGCATTTCTCCAATTTTTCCGTCAACAAGTATTTGGTTAACGGCATAGTCTGCCGCTATGTTCCAAAGTTGTGGATCTCTATTTCCAATTCTAACTAACATATGTTCAAATACATTATGTAGAACTTCATGACCAAATAAGAACTCTGCTTCTTTTGGTGTAAGTGAATCTATAAATTTTGTATTGTAATAAAAGTATCTACCATCTGTACCAGCAGTAGGACACCAATCATCTGCATTCACAAGTTTCAATCTAGTAGCAAGGTTGCCAAAGAAAGGGTGTTTCAATAGTAAGGCAATCCTCGCTGTCACTAGTTTGTCTATGATTTTTTGATTATGGTAGTCTGACATTATTTAGACTCCATACTAGTTAAATTTTTTCTAATTGTTGGATGTTGGTTACTTAACCAAAATTCTATAAAATCAAAACTAATTAATTTGCACGGTAGATTTAAATATTTTATTAATCTTGTATAAACGTTCTCAAATTTTTTTTTATTTAATAACTCATGAAATTTTATTTCAAATAATCTTTCATCTTGTAAATTAGTTTTAAATTTTTCAAATGAGACTTGTTTTATTATATCATCATCAAATGATAGGTTTTTAGATAGGTTTTTAAACATACTCAGCCATTTAATAATCTCTGCTTCATTTTTATTTTTTGGTAGTATTCTTATTATTTTTGCTTTTTTAAAAAAAGATAATATGTTTTCAACAACGCAATCTCTCCAATTATGATTAGAAAATAGAACCATATCTAACATATTATATGATAATGTATTTTTTCCAATTTCGTTATTAATGTCATGGATTAGTTGTTTATTAAAGATAATAGTACCTTCAACTTCTAATCCAGCAGTTTTTCCATCAGTAGGAGAAAACATAACTTTTCCTCGATCACTTATTCCAAAAAATGAAGAACCTGTTTCTAAATAATGATAATTAATTATTGTTGCAAGTAAATCTCCTCCTGCACCCGGAGGATATACTATCCAAATACATTCATCATTATTTGAAAAATTTTTACTTTTTTTATAATCTATTGGTCCTCGGTAATACATTATTTAGACTCCATAGCAGTTATGACATACTTGCCAAACTTCTTATGGAACCTATCAAATGATTTCAACTTGCTAGGATCGAACGGAAGTTTATAGTTTGTCAGTGCAATTTTAGCACCCATAACAACCAACTCTGTTTCAAAGTTGTCCATCATATAGTGAAAAAATCTATCTGCTTGTTCGTTCCAATTTTTCACTTTCTTTTCATGTGCCTGTTGTAATTCATAACACAACGAAACTGTAAGTGAATACATCGCTGATATTTCTTTAGTTTTAAGATCTTTAACCTTACCGCTCAATATATCAGATGGGTTAGGTAACTGACCGCTAACCTTACGATGATTCATAAACTTAACGGCCAGGCCTTCTCCTACGCAACCTGCAACGAGGTCAGTGAGCGTACTTTCTGGCAGGTCATCTGATAGAAGTTGTGATACGAAACTCCATGATCTCGGAGTTGCGAATGATCTACTTGATCCTTTAGGATCAAAATCATATAAATCTTGTTTTGCGAATGTGCAATAACCTACCACATCAGAATGGATATGTTTGTCTGTTGCCCATTGTAACCAATCGTCATAGTCCACTCTTAGTTCAATGTGAACAAATCTGTTGGCTAACGGAGCAGGCATTCTGTAAGTGACACCTTTATCACTATCTCTATTACCAGCCGCTACAATTGAAACGCCTTCTGGCAAATGATATTGTCCTACTCTTCTGTTTAAAATAAGTTGATAAGCCGCCGCTTGTACTGCCGGTGCCGCTGAGTTCAATTCATCTAAGAATACAATAGCAGTCGATTTAAGATCAGTTGGCAGTTCTGCAGGACTAGCCCAAACCATGTTGTTTTCTTTTGAATTGTAATAAGGAATACCCTTAATATCTGTAGGTTCCCATAAAGGAAGTCTAATATCGATAACTTCTCTTTTTTGTGAATCTGCAATTTGTTTAACTATGTCGGATTTACCAATACCAGGTGCCCCCCACATCATTATTGGTCTTTGTAATTTGATACAATGTGTTAATGCTGATTTTGCCTCGTTTGGCGTTACAGTTCTATTTTGACTGCCTATTGCTTGTTCTTTGTTTTTGGTTCTTGCCATTTGTACACTCCTGTTTAAATGTTTATAATACTATAATAACATAGTATTGTAATACGTCAACCTGGTATTATGGCTAAAAAGTCGCTATTTTACTAGGATTTTTGTCCAGAAGAAGAGAAAAATTAGGAATAAAATGCTCAATGCTTGTATTTCGTTGCTCATCAAGGTATTTTACTTGATACATTAATTGTTTTATTGCATTATGGTTTGTTTTTGCTTCTTTTAACGATTTTAAAAACATTAACATTTCTAATTTCCATTTGCTATTATGGGTTAAATTATTATATTGTAAAAAATCGTTTATTTGGTGTATAAAGTAATCTTTAAGATTGTTTGTTGCAATAAATGGACTATAATAAATTGGATTTAATATTTTTGATGGTGTAACTCTAAAGGTTTTTCCGTTTGTAGCATAAAATGATTCCATTTCTTTACACCAAAATAAAAAGTTTTTGTAATCGAATAAAGATAATACGTTAATTGTGCTAAAAACTTCTGTATGGAAATTTTTGTATTTGGCTAATGCACGAACGTTTTTATCAATTGCTTCAAATTTACTAGGCCATCTAATATAGTTGTTTGCTAACCCATAACTGTCTATGCTAACACTTAATCTAACTGATTTAAAATTTTTTAAAGAATTACAAAATTTTTTATTTAAATTTGTACCATTTATGTTAATCAATACGGTTATGTTTTTTGAGTAACCTTTTTCGTCAAGCCTTTGAAAATAATAATTGTTATCTTCCATAATACTAGGTTCTCCACCTTGTATTTGAATTTCTTTTACTTCTGCGGATATATTAATTAGGTCATCTATAACTTGTTTAGAAACTTGAGATACTCCTTTATTGTTTACATATAGTTTTTTGTCTTTTGCCAACTCAGAACTACGTTCTGAATTGCACATTATACATTTTAAATTACATAAATTGCTAAAATCTAAATCTAAAAGTACTGGTAGATCTTTGGTAGGAAGAGAATTGTGTTTTTTCAATCTTGTCCTATTACTTGGCAACTTTTTACTTTCAAGTCTATAACAAGAAGCACAGCCATCGACAGGCATATCTTTGTGACTTCTAATTATAGCTTGTTGTCTTTTTTTACTATTCCAAAATTTGCTTGGTAGTTGCGTTGGTTTTTCGATTTGTTCATTAACACAACATAAACTTGTTCCTCTGTGAGAAACAAATAATCCTTTGTCTATAAATTCACATGAATATTGGTTCACGTATTTTTCCCCTCATCGGCCTTGCTCATAGCCCGTGCTAAACCGTATTTTGTTACATCTCCAGCAAACATCATGAGTTGTAATGCCATTTTTTCCATGGTTACAACAATTTGCTTTTTGTCTACATAATATGGGCAGTCAACAAATTCATCTAACCATAAAAATGTTTGTGGTCTGAATATGATTTTAGCAGGAAATTTAATTTCATAGGTTTTAATATCTAAGGATTTCACACATTCATAGCCTATTTTTGTTAATCTCAGTGATCTTGCTTGGTAGCTTTCTCGTACATTTTGCCACCAACTAAAATAAGCCGCTTTTATACTTTCATCGTGTAATGGTTGTTCCTTGAGTGTAAGGAAGGTTCGAGTGTAGGCTGTCTTTGTGTCCATACACTTAATTATCTAGAGAATTTGTCGCCAGTTTTTAAAAGATACACACCAAATTTATCGGTGTTGTGTTGTGTGTTTAACTTCTTAGCCAAATTCTCTGCATGGCCTGGATTAGAGAATGATACTTTCTTGTATTTTGGTCCTGGATAATTCGCAACCAAACTTGACGATTTTAAGTTGATTGGTTTACCATCATAAAAAACTGCCCATATGCCTTCAGCCGCAAGGACTTCGTCCATTTTATAGGTAGTTTTATTACTGTGCTGTAGTAACACTGTTGGTTTTGGCCTGCTCATGATACAACTATATTTACCAATAATTGTATTACTATTTTTTATTAAAGTCGCCACCGTCCATCTCAATATTGATCGTTTGTGCTTCTTTGGCAGTTTTGAGTGCTTCAATTATTTCTTCTTGAATAGTGACTATTCTTGTCATGACTTGTGATAAAGAATCTGCTAACTTGTCAGCTTCACTAGCTGGTATCCTAATTTCACGTTCACCTTTTTGACGTAAGGTTCTTATTCTACCTAGCAAATCTTCAATTGGTTTAGTTTGAATTTTTGAGTGCGTCATTTAGTTGTGATACCATTTCAGTTTTTGATTTTATAGGTCCTTTGTAAGGATACCTTTGTAGTGTAATAATTTTTGGACAGTATGCTTTACGCCAATTTACAGTTTCAAATTTTACAATGTAATAACCTGCACAAAACATTGATTTGGATTTTGGTGTTTTTGTATACAGAGGTAATTTTTTTTGTACGTCCCATAATGAATTATAAGGTTTTTGTGAACATGGATAGCCATGTACTTCAAAATCTTGTGCTTGTTTTACGTCCCATTTATCAACTGACTTTTCTTCTACTTCTTTAATTTTCTCTTTAAAAATATTAAAACCAAATTTGGTGAACAGGCTCTCCTGTGTGTGAAACACTTGTCTATGATCTTTTTTACTTAAAAAGATCCAACCATTATCTTCTTTTTTTTGAAGGGTACCTAATTTTTGACCGCGTTCTTCAACAATCCAAAACTTGTCTTTTACAAGTGTTTTTGCTTTTATTGTCATACACTTAACCTCGCATTAAAGGGCTCTACGTATAGTTGAGCCTGCTCACTAATTCTATTTAAATCATACTTGGCACAGAACCTCATGAATCTGATTCCAACTTGATCTATACTTTTATTTTCTGCCTTAGCCTGTGTAATCGTTTGATCTAGTTCTTCTACAATGGCTTCTGGTTGTGCGTGAAGATCTACTAATAACTTGTTTCTTTCGTAATCGTCTATTACTCTATGTTCAGTACCTTCTGTATCAACCCATTTAGATAACATTATATTATTCCAAGTATATCCTTTTTCATTACGATCTGCAAATGCTTCTTGCAATCCTATTTTATTTTTAGTGCCTTTTGTTCTAACACCAGGGTATGCACTAAAAATATTATCACTAGGATCGCCTCTCATACTTTTTTCGAATATAATCCACTCTGGATTTGGTGCTCCTTTTGGTGTTTTTGTTTTCTTGTCTATAATTTCATTTCCTTTTCCGTCAAACCAACCTTCGTGTGTAATAGTGGTTTCTGTAATACCGTTGTATTGCTTAACATTTTCACTTACAAGTTGATTTAGATCTTTGTCAGTACTTAAAATTACGTGTTTTTTGTTTGGATGCTTATCAATCCAACGTGCAATTAAGTCATCTGCTTCGCAACGTGAGTTTTGTAATACAGTAACATTGGTTTTTGTTTTAATAAAATCAATAAAATCATCATAACACTCCCAAAATACTTTATTTTCATCTTTCTCTTTTTCAGTCATTGCTTCAAACACTTCTTTTCTATTTTTTTTGTATGGAGTATAGTGGTCTTTACGCCAACTACGTCCTTCTAAACAGAAAACCATGTGTGTACCGTTAAAGTCTTGCCATGCTTTTTTAATAGAGTTCATAGTGATATGGATAGCCATACCTATTTTTTCAGACGTGTCTCCTCTAATTACATGCCTAGCACGAAAAAATGTGTTTGCTGTATCAACTAATATGTGGGTCATTACGAGACCTCTGTTTTGCCATCATCTCGTCTGTTTATTTGAACATAACCAGAGCCAGTAACGTCAATACCTTGCTCATTGCCAATTGTTCGACAGAGAGTTTGAAACCATCTGTCAACTATTTCTTCATCTGATTGACCAAGATATCCATGTTGTTTTAAATTGTTAACAAATTCGTCATTCCAATCTAGTTCAAAAAATCCATTACGTGGATTGTCTGGACTAACATTTATATTTAAAACCTTAACCCAAGGTTCCTCACTTTTAGTAGTTTTCTTTTTTGCTCTCGGTTTTGTAGTTTTTTTAACTTTCATTGTTTTATTATAGTTTGTTTTTCCTTTTTTTGCAATCATTATGTTCCCCACTTATTACCAAATAAATCTACGTGCAGTCTTGGAGAATATTTAAAACCATATTTCAAACATAAGTCAGCGACTTGTTTAGCAGTTTTAGATTGCCCTTCAACTGTGGCACCTACTGCCATTAGATATATGTCTGCTTCTACACCTGCGTCTGCATATGCTTTTCTTGCCATATCAACTTCTTCTAAATCTTCTTCATCTTCAACAACAAATTTAAAATATAAATGTGTGTTTGGTATTTCTGAATATTGTCTTGCAACTTCAGGTTTAATTGCTTTTTCCCACTTCTCACCTGATATTGATAATTTTGGTGAAGTTGACCAAGTTACGTGAACTGGATGTTTTGTATAATCACCAGCAGTTAAACCGTGCATAAATTTATCAAAGTTTTCTTTAAATGGTTGTGTGCAATTAGTTTCAATAGTTAAATTTTTTAAATCATTAAATTGTGGTTGTCTTAATAAATGTTGTGTTTCTCTTTGCCACAACATAGGTTCTCCACCTGTTATAACAAAATGTATATCTTGTCCTGTAGAACATATCCACTTATTTTCTGGTGTGAAAGATATAATTTGTTTTGCAATTTTATCTATAGGTTCCCAATCAACTAAATGTTTATATCTTGTTGACCAACTTGCACTTGCGTCACAGCCAATATCAACAACAGGTAAATCTTTAATATTTTTAAGTTCTGATAGGTCTTGCGTGGAATATGGCATTTCTTCTGGTTTAAGCCATTTACTTTTATCTCTACCTTGCCCAAATCCATGACAATGGAAATTGCAACCAAATACTCTAAAGAATACACTAGGTACGCCTACAAATCGCCCTTCACCTTGTACTGAATGAAATATTTCTGAATATCTTATTTTTTCCATATTTTTGGATCTATATTTTTTGTTGTTTCTACTATTCTTTAATTGTATACTACTTTTGCGGGTATGTCAATTCATTGTAATAAAATGGATTTTTTATATTATTATACCATGGTAATCGTGGATTCATATGTTTTAGATACGAAGGATATGTTTCTAAAAATTCATTTATTTGATTGGTATTTCCAAACCAATTAGTACCATATGGAAAAATTATAGAATCGTGTTGTTTTTCTAGTATTACTTCTATCCATGCTTGTTCAAGTATATCTAATTCGTTACACTCTATATTGGTATTTTCTTTAATTGCTTTTAAAATATTTTTTGCTCTATATTTCGTAGAAATTGGATACATCTTACTAATTTTTTCTGTAATGTTGCTTATAATAGCTTCATTGATATTTAGGTCAAGTGAGAACTTGTTAGATATTGCTTTAAGCTCTTTAATAAAATTCTCTTTGTTCCATAATGCATATATAGAGAATTGATAATGATTATTGTTTTTCATATATTTTGTCATTTCTTTCCAATGTCTATGGTTTTCATGATCGTGTAATTGTATTTTGTAAATTTCTTTGGCAACAGATTTGTGTATTTTGTCTTTATTGATGTTAAACAATTTTAAAATTTTAATATCTGTGTCATTAATAATAGATTTGTATCTTGCTTGTTCTGTATAATTTTTTGGGTTCCTGTAGAATCCACAACGTTCAACAAACAATAAATCGTCTAGATTAAAATTTATAATTATTTTACTTGCCTCCGGGTCAATCGAACTTTCACCTCTGTTTTTTTTTATTTGATGTGCCCTCCTAAATCTTTGATTGTATTCAAATACTCCATGTACTCTATCATGTTCATCCCATGGATTGTTAATGTGTTTAAATTTACAATCAGGAGAAAATCTGTCCAATAACCAACGTAATAATCTTCCATATGTGCCTGAATGATAAACAATTTGTATTTTACTCATCTGGTTTAAGCTATTTACTTTTCTGTCAACGTACTCCAATAAAAGGGATTTTTTGCATTATTATACCATGGTAATCGTGGATTCATATGTTTTAGATACGAAGGATATGTTTCTAAAAATTCATTAATTTGATTGGTATTTTTAAACCAATTAGTACCATATGGAAAAATTATAGAATCGTGTTGTTTTTCTAATAAAACTTCTATCCAGGCCTGTTCTAATATATCTAATTCACTGCAATTCATTTGTTGTTTATTTTGTATTGCTTCTAATACAGTCTTTGCTCTGTTTCTTGTTTTTATAACAAATGTTTCACTTATTTTTTTTGTTACGTTTTCAATAATAGTTTCGTCAATTTCTAAATCAAGTATAAATTTATTGCTAATAGTTCGAAGTTGTTGTATGAACAGATCTTTGTTCCAGAGTGCATAAACAGGAAATTGATAGTAAGTTGGGTTTGACATAAATTTAATAATACGGTCAGACCAAATTCCATTTTCACCGTCATGTAGTTGTATTTTGTAAAGTTCTTTAGTAACTGCTTTAGAGTTTTTTGTTTTATCAATTTTAAATAAATTTAACAATTTAATGTCAGAGTCAGATATAAGTATCTTATATCTACCTGTATCATCTTCAAATCCCTCACCTCTATAAAAAGTACATCTTTCTGCAAATAATAAATCAGATAAATTAAAATATATCACTATCTTATTTGTTGAATTATCTGATGGTACTTTAAAATTTAAATCTGCCCGATTAAATTTGTTATTGTATTCAAATACTCCATGTACTCTATCATGTTCATCCCATGGATTGTTAATGTGTTTAAATTTACAATCAGGAGAAAATCTGTCCAATAACCATCTTAGTAATCCGCCATACATTCCAGGATGGTAAGCAATTACTATTTTTTTATTTGAGTTCATCTGGAAAATCTCTGTATAAAAAGTGTTGTATTGTTTCTTTGTTTACTAATTGATTAAACGAAACGTGTGATTCATCTATTTTTTCTTCATTACGGATTATGCTTGTCATAGCATCATCTAGTTGTTGCATATTGGTAAATTCCATCATAACATGAAATTCAGGCATATCCATTGATCTAAAACCTAATTTTGATCTTGTAAGTCTGTAACTTTTCATTTTACCCATTTCAACTAAACCATCTAAAAACTTTCGCATTTTTTTTGCAAAGTCATATGCGTCTACGTCTTTATGATGATCTGCCCAAATGTGATATATGTCAGCCAAAGTAATCCTCCATTTTTCCTTCTCTATATAAATCTTGTGTTATACAATGTATTCCACCATCCCAAAAGTATCTATGTCTAAAGTTGAATATAATTGGTTCAACTTTATGTTTTTTAAAATGTTCAAATACGTCTTTGTTGTAATTGTTGCATATTATTCTGTTTTCGTCAACTGACAACATATTAACATCAAATACAGTTTCTTCCACATAACCAACCCAATCATTTAACCATGTGTCAACAAATTCAATTAATTGATCGTTATGCTCTTCTCCTTTTAACCACCAACGTCCTCCTACTTTTTTTTTCATTTCTAAAAAAGGACTTACTTTATCCCACGATTGATCTGGTAGATATAGTACGTCCCAGCCTGGGAATTCTGTTTTATAATCTTGTATATCGTTTAATGAAACAATACAACCAGGTTTCACAACACAAAACACACCATCTGAATGATAACCTCTGTTTGATTTATGTACTCTAAATCCTTCCTTAGTCCAAATGTCTGTAAATTTTTTTATAGTTGCTTCGGTTGTGTCAGTAACACCGTGATCCCAATACAAATCTTTTCCTACTCTACAAATACAAGCAGAAGTAATTGTACTGTCTTGTATGTTTATGTATAGATTTTTTTTGTCTATTTGTTTTAAAATATCTACATATCCAGGAGTACCCGATCCATGGCAGGCATATAGTTTTTCACCAATTACTGCAAAATGGTCTCTTGGGTTAACTGGTGGACGAAATATATTTTTAAGAGAACCTACCTTATCTATATCCAACCAACTGCGATGTGTTTTTACACCAGCATCTTTTAATATTTTTTCTAGTGTTTGAGAATCTTCTTCGGTTTCCTCTGCAATACGTTTCAAAGGATCCATAATTTTGTTATTTTTATATATAGGTAAATCTTGAAACCATTCTGCTTTAAATCCGGATCCTATCCAACAATGTTTTAATGGGTGAAAAGTTGCATATCCTTTTATAGGAATCATGTTACTTTCCTTTTTTCTTATCCAGTCTAACTACGTTGCCTTCTGTTAAGTGTCCTACAGATTCTCTTTGTATATCGTTGTGTCTGAATTCTGCCCAATATAATTCAAATGCAACACCGTCTTCTAAGCCTTCAAATGAATGGAATAATTGTGGTTTGACAGCAGTAAAATCGCCAGGGTTTAAAATAGTTTCGTCTACTAAATTGTAATCTTTTTGCCATACTTTAATTTTTAGTTTTCCTGTCATACAATAGAAGCCATTCCATTTGTATTCGTGTTTGTGTTTAGAGCAAACACCACCTTTTTTATAATCTATTCTATGAAATTCTAATGAACTGTTTGCGAGAATAAGTTCTGTAGATCCCCAAATTTTTCCTGCTATATTTGACATAATATTATTTTACTATTATTTAGATGATTTGTCAACAGAGTGTAAATTATTTGTCCCATTCTTCCCATGGGAAAACAATCCATGCAGGATCTTTTGACTTGTCTATTTTGTATCCTTGGTAATCTACTTTTGCTTTGCTTGGTTTATTATGTATAAGTGCGGCAAATTTAATTCTACCATCACCCTTACTAAAATTTTCAACAATATAATTGAACGTTGCTCCTGTATCATTAATATCATCAATGATTAAAATTTTCTTTTGAAATGCAAACGCTTTTTCTAATACAGATAGATTTGGCTTTGTTGTATGATCTCTTAATCGTATATCAAGTACTTCGTGTGCTATATTAAGTCTGTGTGAAAGGTAAACGCCAGGAATACAACCACCTCTATTAATACCTAATATAATAGTTGGCATCCAATTGGAGTGGACCATTTGATCTTCTATTTGTATTAATGCATTACGCATTTGACCTGTTGTAAAATAGTTTTTCTTTGTATCCATATTTTATTTTACTATATTTGATGTAAATTTTCAAACGGTATTATTTTTTTATAATTTGTTTTTCTACTTTTATCTAGTAATTCTAAATGTTTAATACATTTTTTAGAAAGACTTTTATCGTGATCAATGTATTTTTTAGACATGTTTCTTATAAAATTGACAAAACTTTTATTAAAACCATTATAATCCTTAGTATCGGATATAAATTTGTTTTTAGCATATTTGGTTAATGATGAAATATGGAAGTGTTTTGGATCTGATAACATAATAGGATCTATTTTAATTTTAAGTGAATCAAAATATTTAACCATAGCTATGATTGAATGATAACTGAGTGCTTGAACAACATAATTTACTGCTAAAATAATGTTTTTTGAATTCATATTTTGAATAATTTTAAAATTTTCATCTAGTGTTTTCCATTTATGACCAAATCTTACATATTCTAGTGTTTCTTCTATACCTTCGCAAGAAACACTCAGCCAAACTTCTTTAAATTTTGTAAAATAATTTAATATATCTTTATTAATATTCGTTAAATTTGTAGTAAAATGCAAAATACAATTCTTCTTTTGTGAGTCTGGGATTTGTTCTATAATTTTATGAAGCCCCGGAATTATAAAAGGTTCTCCACCAGTAAATTTTATATGAATACTTTGTGGTAGATTTTTCTCACACCAGTTGACAAAATCATTGTCTTCTGGCCAATTAAATAATTTTTGATTATATGTAGTATTTTTTGTATACCATTTTTTCAATTCAGGATTTAAATTTGCTTCTGCTAGTAATTGACTACTTTGTCCTGGATTACACATTATACACTTTAAATTGCATAAATTTCCTAGAACTAGATCAAAACTTTTTATATTTTTTACTGATGGATTATTGATTTGATTGAGAATAGAACCTTTATCAAATCTCATGGCTAAAGTCCTATTGTATTGTTTTCGTAATGAATCTCCGTTTTGTTCTTCTGTTTCCCAACATGCTGAACAAGTCTTGTTTTTTATTCCATTAATTAAGTCTTTGCGTAATTGTTCTAATTCGTTAGAAAAAAAATAATCGTTTAATTGAGAATAATTGTATTTGTTTGTCTTATTACTTTTGCAACATGGTGATAATTTTTTTCTTGAATCAATAAAAACACTAAACCATGGAGCAATACAAAATGTATTCTTATTAGGAATCATATAATGTATTTAAATATTTAAAATTGCTCGTAAACTTTATTAATTACGTTGTATGTTGTTACAAAAGTTGCACATTTAGGCATATCTTTTAATCGTCTTGCACCAATATATGTACAAGCACTTCTTACACCGCCAAGTATATTTTCTATAGTTTCTTTAACAGGTCCTCTATCAGGTAAATGTACTACTCTACCTTCGTTGCCTCTATATCCGTCTTTTCTTTTGCCGTGTACTTCTCTTGCACGATCAGAACTCATGCCATAAAATTCTCTAAATCCGTCTTTTACTTCTACTTCTGATTCGTTATGTCCTGCTAACATACCGCCAATCATAACCATATGTGCACCACCACCTAATGCTTTTGCAATATCTCCTGGTTGTGTGCAACCACCATCCGCCATTATGTGTCCATCAACACCATTAGCCGCATCAGCACATTCTAATATTGCTGAAAATTGTGGAACACCAACACCAGTCATTGTTCGTGTAGTGCAAACACTACCTGGTCCTATTCCTATTTTAACTACGTCAGCACCGTTAATAATTAATTCTTCGGTCATCTCAGGTGTTACTACGTTACCTGCTACAATAACTTTGTCTGGATATTCTTCTCTAACTTTTTGAACAAAGCCAACCATATTTTGATGATATGCATTAGCAACATCTATTGTAATCATTTTAATATCAGGAAAACTTTTTAATATTTCTTGCATATTAGTATAATCTTCAGCTTCATCATCAAACATTTTATTTGTGCCTGTACATACAGAAACACTTTGTAATCTTACACCATTGCCTACTGCCTCTTTCCATTGATCTGGAGTAGTGGATTTTGTAATAACAGTCATCATTTTATATTCTTGTAATATTTTTGCCATACTAAATGTACCAACACCATCCATATTACTTGCAAAGATTGGTGTAAAGTTCATTACTTTGTCTGAGTTCCGAAATGTAAACTTACGAGTCATGTCTACATCTTTTCTTGATGATAACGTGGAACGTTTTGGTTGTAATAAAACGTCTTCGTAATTTAGTTTTGGATCTTGGTTAATTCGCATCTTCTTCTTTTTCTCTTGCTTCACACATTTGTTTTATATTTTGATAATGCTCCCAAGCATCTTTTAGTGCAGGATATTTTTTTCTTAAATCTCTTTCAAAATCAAAATTCATTTGATCTGAATCATAACCTACGTCAAAATCTATATTCATAGTATCGACGGTGCCTATTGAACCTTCACTTGGAACCCAATTTTCCATTTCTACATTATCTGATTGTAAGTTAGCTTGTCTTTCTTTTTCTTTTTGGTATTGTTTTTTATTCATGACCCTTCATGTTCATACAAATTTTATAAAATTCATCTCTAGTTGCTGGATCTTCTTTAAATGCACCTAACATAATTGCAGTTGTCATATCAGATTCGTGTTCTCTTACGCCTCTGTGTGTCATGCAATGATGTTCTGCTTTAACTACTACTGCAATATGACTTGTATGTGCATATTCTTTTAATGCATCAGCAATTTGTGTTGTCATCTCTTCTTGTATTTGTGGTCTTTCTACAATATGGTGAATAATTCTATTAAACTTACTTAATCCGATAACTTTGCCATTTGGAATAATACCTACCCAAGCATTACCTACAATGTTTTGTAAATGGTGAGCACACGTTGATTTAATACTGATTGGACCACTAGTGTACATACTCTTATATCCCATATTAGGAAAGTGTGTAATTCTTGGCATTGGATTATATCTGCCACCAAATGTTTCTTTGATGTACATTTTTGCGACACGTTTTGCAGTTTCTTGTGTGTTGTGATCGTTTTCTGTATCAATTACAAGACTTTCCAAAACTCCTTGTAATTTTTCTTGTACCTCTACTTGTAATTTTTCTAAGTCACCATCCTCAATATATTCAGAAATATTATCATTACAGTGAAATCTTTTTCCTGCTTTTTTAATTCTGTCTTTAATTGTTTTTGATATTGGACCTTTAACAATCCAACTGTCTTTTAAAGTGTCATCCATATATTATTCTATATCTGTTCTAACTATGTGTTTTCTTAATGCTCTAACTAACTCTTCAATTTTATCAATTACAGCAATTAAACTTTTATCTGTAATATATTTTTGATGTTCTTTGAGTTTGTCATACTCTTTAATTGAGATTTGTACCATTGGTGATGGACTGGCCGATTCATTTTCATAGCTTTTGTCTTCTTCATTTGTCATTGTATCTCCTTATATACTATTTTACAGTAGTTGCACCATTTTGTCAAACAATTATTCAATTATTTGTCCATTGCATTTAATTTGGTTGCTACAAATTTTATAAATTAAATCTGTATAGTCAGAAGAACCAAATTTGGGATTAATACCAAAACATTGGTATTTTGTATTAAAGTTTTTCATTATTAAATAGTTTGTAAATTTATAACCACTGTAATCAGCATAGTCGTCAACACCTTTAACATTTTTATCAATGTAACTAGACAGCATCCAACCTATAGTAGCATTTTTATCTAACTTATTTTGTTCTTCTAGTGTTTTGATTATTATAAAAGGAAATTGACAACTTAACCAATAACTTTTACTCCAGCTCTTAGTTAAACTCCATAAATCTACAGTTTTAATTGTATTAATAAAATTTTCTTTTGCCAACGCCGATGAATTTTGATTAAAAAATATAAAGTCAAAATTGTAAGACAGTTGTTTATAAATTTTATGCATTTGTATTATATCAAAGGTTCTCCAATCAATCTTAATGTTTTCTACATTTTTTAATTTAGATTCACTAGAACCTATATTAATTACGTCAAAGTCAGCCTGTTGGCAACCTTTTATTAAATCTTCTCCTCTTTTTCCGCCACAACCAATTAATAATGCTGTCTTCATACTAAATCTACAAATACTTGTCTCCAATTTGTTTTATGTTTTTTTGTAACATGATCTAACGTAGGAACATAATCTTTTATATTTTCCAAACTTATTTGCATGATACAATTTTCTAAATTATTAAGTAAATTTGTGTGTTCGTTAGATATAGTTTTTTTAATTTTTTGCAATTTAGATATGATATTTGTTTTTTTTCCTGCAGGGTAGTTTCTTGGATCCATTGCATTAGGAACATATACTAAATTAATAGTCATGTCAGTTATATTCATTTGGTTATAAAAATAATTAATTAAATTATCTATACAATCAGCATTGATTATACTAAAAATTGTGTTTACTCTGATTGAAAAATTTGTATTGTTTTTAATATATTCTAAATTATTACAAAACAAGTCCCAATCCGCTCCGTTTCTTATATAATTAAATTTATCACCTACAGCATCAGCACTCATTGTGAGTTGAACATTATTAAAATTTTTCAATGCTTGTAATAAAGGATTTGTTTTTTTCCATTGCATATTAGTATTAATTCTTAATGGTACATCTTTATTTTCCAGTTGTTTTAAAAGTTGTACATTGTAAGGAATATAAAATGGTTCTCCACCACTCAAGTATATTTCTTTTATTTTTGCTTGATTTTTAACAGTCATTTGTATTATTTTTTCTACACTTTTTTTATTAACTGGAGTAATAATTTCCTTTTCATCTTTTGCAATCAAACTGCTTTGTTGTGGATTACACATTATACAACGTAAATTACATATATTAGACCAATGCAAATCAATACAGTGCATATCAAAAGTTTCAATGTTTTCATAATCAACATCTGCTTTGACCAGTAATTTGTTGTAATGATCTCGTAGATATGAAAAATTTTTATCTTCAATAGATCTGTGATAGCATGATACACAGTTTTTATCTGGTTTATTTTCTAGCATATTTGATTTAATTCGTTTAATAGTATCACTTTGTAAAATATCTTCAATATCTTGATTGTTAATATTGCCTAAAGTTTCGCCACCCATTGAACAGGTTCTAACATCTCCATTTGTGTATATTTCAAAATTAGTCCACGGAACAACACAAAAATTTTTATTTGTTTTGAATAAATGGTATTTTTTCTTTGGATCCATTAATGGATATCTTTCTTGTGCATCTTATTATACCATCTTAATGCAGTTGCTACTATATTATCAATTGAACTTTGTGTTGGTTCCCAATTTAATATTTCTTTTACCTTTGTTATATCTGCTACAAGATATGCAGGATCCCCTGCTCTGCTTGGCTCAAATTTAATATCCATTTTACCTGTATGCTTTTGTATAACATCTAATAATTCTCTATTAGAAACAGGTGCTCCAGAACCTAAATTAAAAACATCGGCACAATTATTTTCATGAGCATAGTTTAAAGCCTTAATGTGTGCATCTGCAAGGTCCATAACATGAACATAATCTCTAACACACGTGCCATCTTCTGTTGGAAATTTTGCACCAAATAATTTAAATGTTTTTAGTTGCCTAGATGCTTTAATGGCTAATGGTATTATATGTGTTTCTTTTTCTCTTAATTCTCCAACGTCTCCTTCTGGGTCTGCTCCAGCGGCATTAAAATACCTTAATCCTACTGATGATATACCATATGCTCTATGATAATCTTTTAAAACTTGTTCTATCATTAATTTACTTCCACCATAAGAACTAATTGGATTGCATTGATCTGTTTCTTTGCATAGTTTCATTCCTGGATTGCCATAAACTGCCGCACTAGAAGAATATACAAATGATTTAATATCTAAAGAAACTAATTTGTCTAGTAATGTAATTGTGTTTATAAGATTGTTTTTATAATATAATGAGGGATTTGTAACAGATTCAGATACTGATGTGCTGGCCAGAAAATGTATACAACTTGTAATGTTATGTCTTTTAATAATTTCATCTAATCTATTAATTTCTTGTGGTAGATGTAAATTATAATTTGGCCCAAACGATACTAGTCCTTCTCTGTAATGTCTATCAACAGTTACAGGAACGTATCCATTTTTAGATAATAATTTGCAAGTGTGAGAACCCACATAGCCACCTCCACCTGTAACTAATACAGATCTTGTAAGTGTGTTAATACTTGGACTCGGAAACTGGTGTTCTGTAGTGTTTTCCATCTCTTCTCCATTGTTCTCCCGTGCCTGTCATAATGTCAATCATTCTATCTATTGTACCGTCTGTCCAATCAGATATTTGACCTATACTAGGGGATGGTTTCATTAATAATACTTTTAATTTTTCCATTGCGTCTCTACCGCTCCATGGAATATACATTCTTGTTTCATCGTTAGCAAATACTTCTGGAAATGTTCTGTATGCTGGAAACAATACGTTTGTGCCTAATGAGTCTGCTTCTGATACTGTATTGGATGTCCAATCTTGTAATGCACAATTAAACAATACTCTTGAATCTGCAAGTATGTTGTAGTATTCATTCTTTTTTAAATTTTCATATATTTTTAATGTACCGTCTTGTTCCATTATTCTTGCTCTGTTTACATAAGAAGTGTTATTACTTCTTAAAGGACCGCCACAACATATTGCAAATTCTACTTCTGGTAATTTTGGATTTGCTTTCCAGTGATCAATCATATCCATAAAAAATCCTGGTTGTTTTTCTTGATCCCATCTTGCTCCAAATATTACTCTCATTTTTCTATCATTAAATGCTTTTCTATTAGGAACTCTTTCTTGTACTTCTTCTTTGCCAAAACTTAAACCAGATATATTGTATATAGGTGCTTTCCAGTTTGCTATACGCATATGTGCAACCATTTCTTCGTTTGTTGCAAGTATATTGACATTTGGAATTTCATTACACATCTGTTCATATAAACTCATCCATTTGCTCATTCCCCAAACGTGTACAAAGTCATCAGGATCAATTGCCTGTGCTAAACATCTCAAATATATTGTTGGCATATGCTCTTTGTCAACTTGGTGTAAAATATATGGAAGAGATTCCATTCCTGGTTGGAACATATCCTCAAAAAATATTATATCCTCGGAAGTAACTTCGCCAGCTTTCATCATTTGTACAAGATTCATCATTTGGCTCATACCAAAATAACTTCTGCCATGTGCATCTAAAACTTGTCCTGTTACTATTGCTTTTGAATCGTCAATAGTAGTACCTGGAACAATCACATAGTCAATATCACGTTTTTTATAAACACGTTTAGTCCATTCTGTTAATTGTAATGTATATCGTCCTTCATAGGGTTCTAAACCCATGTAAAATATTTTCAATTTAGTACCTCTTTGTATAATTCTGGAAATACTTTTTCGCTATCTAATTTTCTTCTTAAATCCATTTTTTTAATGTTTTGTCTTGTTAGTTCTATATTAGCATTAAAACCATTTTCAGTCAAATACTTTAAGCAATTTTCCAAACTATTTTGTAGGTAAAATCCTGGTTGTTCAGCAATTTTGTTTTCAAACATAGTAATAACTTCTTCTTTTATATTTTTTGGTAAATGTCTAACATTTAAAAACAATGGTGTATATAATGGTCCTATTATAAAACTATTATTGTGAAATCCTATCGATTTAAAGTAATCAATGCAATCAAATATGCTTTTGTAGTTTAAAATGAAATACAACATATTAAAACTAATTTTATGATTAAGTGTTTGTATGTATTTTAGATTTTTTATAAAGTCTTTCCATGAACTATGGTATCTAATATATTCATATTCCTTATCCATGGATTCAACACTTACCGTCCAATGGACATTTTTAAATTTACACAATAATTCAAATACTCCAGTTTTTGTTGAACTTAAATTTGTGTTTACTCTTATATGTACATCTGGATTTTGTTCTAATAATAATTTTAAAAATTCACGATTTTCGTTTATAAGTAAAGGTTCACCACCAGCAAGATAGATGTTTTTTAATTTTTTAATATTTTTAAAGACATATTGTTTTACTTTTTCAACATTTCCTTTTTCAAACTCTTGTTTAATGTTTAATTCTTGTGCCCATTTACTACTGTATTCTGGGTAACAATAAACACAGGCCTGATTGCATTTATTATTCCATCTGAGATCAACATGACTTAAATCAAAGTTATCTTTTTTGTCTAGTAATTTATTGTCAATGTGTGGGCCTAATTCTTTTGCATAATATAGTCTACTACTAATACTTTCAAAATTTGTTGCACGATCTTTTTCTTGAAAATAACAACCTGCACAATTATTTGGGAATTCTTTGTTTAGCATTTGAGCTTTAATCTCAAGATTCTTTTCTGATTGAAGAATATCTTCTATGCTATTTTGATGTATGTTGCCAATAGTTTCTTTTGAGATAATGCAGTTTTTTACTACACCGTCAGGTTCTAGTTCAAAACCTGTCCAAGGTAATACACAGAAATTTTTTTCTAGTATTTTTCGTGACATTCATGTTATTTAGATGACTTATGCACCCTTCAAATAATTTAACATTGTTTTAGCGTCAGAAACCTCAAACGGATCGTTGTCATCACTAGCGTCGTTTTTACCCGGTTCAATAAATTGTTTAACAACTTCTCCGTTATCAACAAGCATTGAGTATCTCCAAGACCTCATGCCAAAACCTTGTCCAGGTTTATTCACAAGCATACCCATACCTTGTGTAAATGCACCTTCACCATCGCCGATTGGTTTAACTTTTGTAATTTTTTCATCTTTAAACCAAGCATTCATTACAAATGCATCATTTACTGATAAGCAATAAACTTCATCTATACCTTGTGCTTTAATTTCATCATACATTTTTTCATATCCTGGTACTTGTTGTGATGAACAAGTTGGTGTAAATGCTCCTGGAAGTGCAAATACAACGACTTTTTTATTGTCAAATATTTCTGTAGTATCTACTTCTTTCCATTCACCTCCAATAAATGTACAACCACCTACTGCGTCGTTATCGCCTATTCTTGTTTTAAAATTTACATATGGTACTCTCATCTTGCCTCCTTATGTGTTGTCTGATGGCAGTCCGATCCTGTCATTTGAGAAGTCCCTCTCACTGATTGGTTTGGCGCTGATGGCATTGGCGTCAGTGTAGTTGAAGTCGTTATCTTTGACATATTGGTCTGTAACGAATCCTTCGACCTTCTCCATCGCTTCATGTTTTGATTCTGCTTTTATGTACTCGGTTTTGTGTGTCTTAATTTTTTCAGTAAGTTCTATCTTCACTTCGTATAGTTTAGTCATGCTCTCTCCTTTGTTAGTTTGATTGTGCCGTTAACGGTGTGTTTAATTCTGTGTGAGTTTTGTAGTGCTAAATGTAAAAAAGTTTCATACTTGTCTTCTTTCACCATTAATGTAACACAGTCATCGTCTTCATTGTCATATCCGTGATATGCCCAAATGAAATCTTTGCCATATTTCATACCTAAATTACCTGCGGTAGTGCATATATTTGCTACTGCATCAACAAAAGTATATGAAGCATTAAGTCCACCTCCACCAATTGGTAGGTAACCCATTCTTGTTGTTGCTCTTTTTTCTTTAAACGTTATTTCTTTCATATACTGCGTGTGATCCGTTTTCTCCATCTTCAGAAACATCTATTTCAATTTTTCTGCCAGGATATTTTTTTGTTATTTGAATGTATAAATCATCTGACATCATTTCACAACTTTTAAAGTCGTTTTGTAATGTACCTTGACTATATAAACTTAAAATCCATCTTTGAAATTGTATAAATTCAATATCTCTATCGTCGTGGAATACTTCTATTGCAACTTTAAAATGGAACGTATGTCTATGTGGGTATCCTAAAAACGATACATCATATTCATCACCTGTTTTTAATTTTGGATCTTCTAATGCCGCTGGGTATTTGTGCATACCTTCCTTACGGAAAGTAACCCATATCATTTTACTTGCTTTACTCAAGTTTTCCGTTAATGCTTGATCTCTTCTTTCTTCTACTTCATTGACCATATTTTGTTCTCTTCTATTGGTTCATCTTTTATATATTGATCCCATTTAGTAAATCCTGCTTTATCTTTAAAATCTTTCATACTCATTGTCCATACACCGGGATTAGTTTTGTTAAAATCAATATCGTCAATTTTAAAACATAGCGATGAGTCTTCTTCTGAATCTGGCATTATAATTGAACAGAACGGAATAAATTTTGGATGTTTCCAAACTAATGCAAATTTTTGTCCAACCATTTGGTGTAATTCAAAAGGATATTCCACAGTTACATAATAACCGTGTTCTAAAAATTTCATAATTTGTGCTACTTGCATATACTGATTGTGCATATAACTTCTATTTGCACCATAATAAATTGCTTCAGCATTGGTTATTACAGCCATTTCTTGTATTTGATCAAATGTTAAATCATTACGAGCAATGAATAGTGTTTGTAAGCCATATGCAGGCGTATGCTCAATTTCCAATCCAGAAAACACAGTAACATCTTTTTTTATACCTGTTGCATAAGTTCTTTTCATTGTTAACATTATAGCATATCCTAAGATTTTGTCAATGTTTGTTTGGTTTTAGCGATTGCATCTTTTATCGCAAGTTTGGTTTTTTTCAAACGCATTAAAAGTTGTTTGCTTTCATCACTTCTATCTTTTTTTCTGTCTTTGGTAAGGTCATCTACCTTTCGATTTAGGTAATCATGATGATCTTGTAATTTTTTTAATTTTTTGTCTTTTATTTTTGGCATATTATCCTCCTATTTGTTTAAGTTCTGGTAATACTTCAAATAGACTTTGACCTCTTAATCTATCAAGTATTTCCATCCTTTTTAAAAACTCATCTGTATATTTTACATTGTTAAAGTTTTTACTCAAAAAGTTCTTTGTTTGTATTAGACTTTGCTTTAATTCACCAAAAAGAATGTTATTAAATTTTGGATTATTTAAAAAAGGTCTATGTAAAAATTCTTCTATATCGTTAATACATTTTTTTTTCATAAAATTTGGAGCATATATTGAATCAAGATAATATGGATCAGTAACCAATTGAAACCAAATACCACCAAAATCAATATTGCAATTTTCAATGTAATCAAATATCTCATTTAATCTTGTCATGTTTAACCATTGTATAGTTGTGTTAAAAGATACTCCAACACCGTTTTTATTAATGTTTTGTAAATTATTTTTAATAGTTTTCCAATTACTAGGATGTCTAATATAATTTGCTAAATTACCAACTGCATCTATTGATACATTAAAACTAACACTCTTAAATTTCTTACTAATTTCTATAAATTTTTGATTTATATTTGTGGCGTTTGTTGTAAAAATAAGTTCAACATTTTTACTATATCCTGATTCTACAATTTTATCAATATAATCTAAGTTACGTTTTATAATTGTTGGTTCTCCGCCAGTCATGAATACACGTCTTACAAACGGAATCCAATTATCTAATAGTTTCCATGAGTCGTCGTCCAATTCAATTATTTTTTGTTTAGGTGTGTCTATCCAGTCTTCATTAGGATTATCTAATATCTCTCCTGCAATTTGACTGCTCCATTCACTTACACACATTCTACATTTAAGGTTACATAAGTTTCCTAAACGTAAATCAAGATAGTATGGTTGCTTATCAATACTGTTGCTTTTAATTGAGTCTATGTGTTCTTTGTAAATTTGATTACTATGTTGTCTTAAACTGCTATACCCTCTGTCTTCTTTTTTCCAACAAACTCTGCAACCTGCGTCACGTGTGTTGCTCAACATATTTTGTTGAATTGTTTTGAGTTGTTCAGAAGCCCAATATTGTTTTTTTGAATTAAATTTGAGTGGTGTAGTATAGGCACAACAAGGACTTATGATGTTAGATGTAACAAATGCGTGTACAAACGGCATTACGCAAAAATTATCTTGCATTATCCTCCTTCAAATAATGAACTAAAGTTGTTTTTACCTTTACCACCACCTGTATGTCTTGCCCAACGTGTTCCTCTTATATCTGCTAAAAATGGTCTAGCATTATTGATAACTTCCATGGGATTCTCTGATGTGAATACTTCTTCTACAAGTGTATTGAAATATAATATATTTCTTGGAACAAAATTACTCATTTCATCGGTTGTATCTGATCCTTTTGTTTTCCTCCAATGTCCTACTTGTGGTTTATATTTTATGCTTTCAATATCGTTTAAATCATTTGCTACTTGTACTGCTTTGATTTGATTGTATACATTATGAGCCATCATTAAACAATAACTGAAACTATCCCAGGAAGTTGTACTTTCTTTGTTGTTTTTATTTAGGTCGCCTTCGCCATACCAACAAACATCTCCCATTGTTAATCTATCTCCAATTTGACTGTGGAATGGAAAAGGTATATTTGAACCTTTCATTCTTTTGTCATCTGGTGCTTTATCCATAATAAATGAGAATCTACTTGGAGTAAATGTATTTTGTGTATAAACTAAACCGTTTGCAGTTGATAAAAATGCAGATGCTGAATCAAAACTTATTGTAACGTTTGGATTGATATGTTTTCTTAGTTGTCTTTGTATTGCAGTTAAGAAACAAGCCCAATCTAATTGTGATGTTCCTAATACGTGAATCCAATCTTTGCCATCTAATTGCTTTTCATCTCTCATTACAATTAGTCTTTTAAGTAGTATTTCCATATCACACATATTAATACCACCAAATGCCCAACCTTCAAACTCGTATTTTTTCATTTGATCATACCAAATTGTTCCAGTCTCCCAATCATCACCTTGTAGTACATTTAAAAATTTTGTTTGTCCTAATCTATTTTTTTGGAAATAATCATTATTAAATTTTGTAGCATCTAAACAATCTTGGAAACTGTTTAATCCTGATTTGCCTCTGTTTAAATCATCTGCCGCCCATGTAGGTACATCTAATGTCATTGACCAGTCTGCAATAAGTTCTAACCAATTTAATATGTTAGATCTAACTTTATTTGCTTTGTTACCTTCAAAATCTTTCCAATCAAATTGTATAACACCTTTTGCTATCTGATATCCACCAGAGTCGCCTACTATTGTACTAAATTTTCGATCTCTATTAACACACATAGAATCTCTGTCTGTAACTTTATCCATATCTAAACAAGCGTGTCCTGCTGAATATAATGCAGTTGGATATGTAAAGTAACCTTCGTCTGGATTAATAAAGTTTAAACCTTCAACTCCTCTGTCTAAACCTTTTGGAATTCTTTCTGTTGGAATATGAGTACCTTTAGTAACTCTTTGTCTGGAAATGAATGTATTAAAAAAATTGGAAATAGCAGGCAAGAACACTGCAAAATTTCGATTAAAATCTCCTAAATGTTCTTGCCTTTTATTTTCTGTCATTATTGCGCCTGAGCTGGAATAATATATTGATACTTGCCAAGTCCTGAATCAACAGAAATCATCATTGCACCTTCGTTAGAAAAATGCAACATAACTTTTGCCGAATCAGAGAGTTTCAGTATTTGCAATACCTGTGCTACAGGCCAACTCCATCCTTTGTTTAGAGTTCCATTCATTCCGTTTGCAAAAACAAATTCTCCACCGTGTGATGCTTGATCACCAAATGTGAATACCAGGTTACCATTCTCTGTTCTAACAACAAAAGAATTGTGTTCTGTATTTGCTACTGACTGAAAGTTAAATCTTTGTACACTTGCCACACTTGGTTCAATTTCAACGTCCCACTTAACACCTTTAAATTTAACTGTTTTAAGTTTCTCGTTGATAATTTCAGCATTCATAAATCTGTAATCGTTCTTAAAGTCACCTTTTTCATTTTCAAAATGAATACCTGTTGGCACTTCAGCGCCATTCCTAGTTCCTTTGAGTACAGTTATTTTTGCTTTTTCTTTATATTCTGGGCACTTCAAGTGAATATCTAGTTTGCCTAACTGTGGCATACCAAAAGTACCAACCATTTCTGATTGTGGTTTGTGAAAAGATCCTTGCAAGATAACTGATCTGTCTTCTGCCATTGAATCAATGACAGTCTCGTTACTGTCTCCAGTAATTTTAACAAGATCTAAAAATCCCAAGCCATGCGTATGCTTGACAATGTCTTTCAAGATATCTATCATAGTGCTTTATTATATAGGTTATTCATATATTAATCAAGTGTCATTTCAGAAATTTTATATATAGCAGGATTTTGTTTACCAGGTTTTTTAAATATGGCATAATTGGCACCTGGTTTAAATTGTAACATTTCTATAATTTCATAACCTTCTTCTTTAATAATTTTTTCCATTGCAGTTTTGGTATTATAATTCCAATAACCACGTTTTGCTAGATGTAAGTCATAATCATAATGGCAATCAGCATATTGTATAAACACATAACCACCCGGTATTAACACTCTTTTAATGTCATGTAGATATTGTTGTATATGATTTTGTGTAAAAAATACAAAGGTATCCCAACTAAACACAAAGTTGCATGAACCTTGTGGAATATTTGAACATTCTGTTCTGCGTGTTGTATAAAATTTTAAATATTTTTGATGTGGAGGTTTAAATCTTCTTCTAATTTTTAGTTCTAGTTCTGGTATTGTTTCTAAAAAGAAATTGTTCCTCCATGATCTAAATTCTTTGGAAAACATTCCTGTACCTGGGCCTATTTCTAAACTATTGTAAATATTGGTTTTAGCAAATTGAAATATTTTTGTTTGTATTGTTCTATATAACATCAGGTCAACAACAGGCTTTTTTATTTTCTGTTCCAGATCAAGTCTATACCATTCTACAGTCTTATCTAATCTGTTAATTTCTTCGTTATTATTAGCATCTATAGCTATTGCTAAATTTTTTAGAATTTTTAAATTAGAATCAATTAATTTTTGTAAATCTTCTTTTTTTACTTTTTCAAGTTTTTCAATTAACAGTTTTATTTCTTCTATACTCAGCATAATACTATTTAGAATTCAAACAGTTTGTTGAATGTATTACTGGTTTCAGTACTTTGTACGTCCCAATTTAATACACCTATTAGGTTGTCTATCTTTTGATTTAATATTGTTTGTTCCATAGCTTCAGAATCAAAAGGTAGTTCTTTAAACCATTCTGGAATACGTAATTCATCTGTAGGATATGCAATACTTGTATAGTTTAATGGATTGTTTTTAAGTTTACATACAATAACTTTTGCACCATCTAATATAGGTAAAGAATACTTGTCACCATACATTTGTTTACAGTTGTTCCAGTTCATACTTGCTCTTACGTGTCCTGGCATATTTGCTTTGCCTTTTTTCTTTTCTTCGTCGGTATATTTTGTAACATTATTTGCTCTTTTTGGAGATCCTTTTTCCCAACCAGGTCTTGCTTTAAATTCTGATCTAAATTCGCCAATCCTGTTTAATACTTGTTTTTCTGTTTTACCTGTTAATACCATATATAATATATCACTTAAAAAATCTTGTACAAATATTGGAGTATCAGATCTTTTTAAATCTAATCCCATAGCTTTCATTTTGCCTTCTTTACCTGCGTTATCTGTACGTTCACCTTCAATGTCGTAATATAATACTGCATATCTTTTCTTTGTAATGAATAATCCTTTAATTGCCACAAGTTCTCTACCTGCTCTAATAACAGAACCACGTGTATGTGGACAATGAAATGCGTTAGTCATGAATCCTGTAAAAGATGTATTCATTTCCTCTGCAATTTTATCATATAATGCAATTACTGATTCTTTATTCCAAGCAATTTTACCTGCGTTAATATCATTTTGTAAAGTTTTATGTGCTGTAAAATAAACTGAATCTGTATCTCCATAAATTATAGATTCGCCAGTATGATTATATTTGCCTGCAATAATATCATTTACTTTTGCCGCCATGTGTTTTGTAATGCATCTGCCTGTTAATGTTACTGATTGTCCTATACGTATATCAAAAAATCTACAACCAGGATTTAAAAGTGCTCCATATAAACTATTTAAATTAATTTTTTTAACTAATTGTCTTTTATCCCAATATGCTCTTTCAATTTCGTTACTTCCAGACTGTTGCATTTTACGTTGCATTTCTTTTCGTTCAGCATACCAACGTTTAAGTAGTCCTGGAATAATTGCTTCAAATTCATATGTGAATATTGTGCCATTGGCACTTAACATCCATTTGTTGTTACTTTCAAATACTAAATCATACAGTTGTGCCGCTGACATTCTAATACTAGTACCGTCAGCCCAATCTATAACTATTTCTGTACCTTTATCTTTGTTCATTACTGCTTGATATTCCCAACTGCCAAATTGATTATCCCAAGCCGCCGCAAATGATTTTTTTTGTAATTTTGCTCTGTTTATTTCTGCTGATGTTATTACTGGTCTTATTTGTCCTACAATAGTTTCTGGACCCATGTTCAATGCTCTAATAACAGATGGATATAGTGAGTTAATATCAATAGATCCTATCCAGTCATGTATACCTTTTTTTGGAGTTGCCACATAAGCACCTGCCGCCGTAATTGGTTCAGCGTCTTTTTCTCTGTATTTTCTACCTGGTACAATCATGCCACGTCTATGTGCTTCGTTAACGATTGCTTGTTCTGTAACTGCAACTGCACCCATTGTAGTTTGTAGCAATACAGTATTTTGGTGTGCTATTTCGTTTGCCAAATCTATAAATTTTAATTTCTTTTCTAATTTTGCAAGTAAGTGTGTGTCTTGTCTGTTATATTCTATAAACAAACCAAAGTCATTTTTATAAAGTGAATCTAACGATCCTTCATATATAGTTTTCTTTTCTCCTAATTCATGTTCACCTATTGCATCTAATCTAAAACTATGACGTTCTTCATATGTGTATTTTCTATATAACTCTAATAAATCTAAATGTACTCTGCCAATTAAATCATAACTTAAATGTTCTCTACCGTATTTTTCAAATACTCTTTTTTTAGGTTTTTCTCCCCAAAAACATAAACGTCTTGTATCATCACTGCTTAAAACTTTTTGTATTCGTCCTACTGTGTATGGAATGTCATATCCTTCTGAGTTCCAACCTGATAAAATATCTGCATCTTCAACTAATTGTAAAAATGCATCAAGCATATCTTTTTCTTTTTCGAATAACATTGTATTAGGAAATCTCTCTGTGAGTACTTTTGCTTCTTGCATTGTAATTGTTTTTGGTGGAATTGCAAGGGTAACTAATTGATCCGTCCATTCCATATAACAACTTATGGCAGTTATGGGCATGAACGGATCATCAGTTGTGGCATAACCCTTTTCAGGATCAAAGTCCACTTCGATATCAAAGAACAGTACGTTTAACTTGGGTGTTTCTTTACCTAAATAATTTTCCTCAAGGCATCTAAACACTGGATTGATATCTTGTTCATAAAGAGTTTTATTAGACCTTATTCGTTGCTCTTTAATGAATTCTTTTGATGTACGACATTGTACTTTTTGTAATGTTTCACCAGTCATGGATTTATGTTTGCCTCTTGTGTCTGGATAATAGAATACATACCTAGCATCATAATCTACAAATACACGACCTTTTTTAGAATCACGTTCTACTACGTAAATTTTGTCTTCGTCTTTTTTATATAGAGCGTCTATGTAACTCATTTAATAATTTCAACATCACTTTCTGTTTTAATAACAACTCTAGCACCACAAGGAAGTAAAGGTTTATTATTACCTCCATATAATACTTGGCTTGGTCCTAATATTGCAACCTCGTGACAGTAAGTATTTTTAGAACCTTGTTTAATTGTGATAACTGGATCATTTAAGCCATGTTTTTTATTTGAACGAATTTTGTGTTGATTAACGTGAATATATTTTGTTTTTGTTCTCATAAAAATACTCTAAAATTTCCTATTACATTCATTATAGTAAACCATGATGCCAAAACGCAAGTCCAAATTATCCTTCTACGCCATGATGCATATGCAAGAGTAGATGAACCTAAAAGATACAATGGAAAAATCAAACGCATATCTGGTCCTGGGGAGGTAAAAGTTAATAGATATGATCCTGCTACCGTAACTGAGACTGAAAATACTTCTAGGTAAAAAGCAATTTTATCTTGTTTGTAACTTGTTACCCAAAATTCTTTGAGTAAACGATACACTAAAGTTTACCGACTGAGTTTAGTATGCTTTCTAATGCGTCCATGTCATCAGCAATATTTTGGTAATTGCCTTTATGTGCAACGGAAATTGCTTTGTTGATTAATGCAGGTTTTAATTCTAATTCCTCTGCAATTGACTTAACGGTATCTCTTAATCCAGATCGTAAATCATCAACTTCACCTAACACTTGTGAACCTTGTGATATAATTTGGATTAATTTTTGTTTTTCTTCTTCGTTAAAGTTTCTTACTGCCATAGTTTCTCCTGTTGTTATAACAAGTATATAACAGTTTTAGATGATATGCAAATGGTTTTTAGAGTAGACCCGCTAATTTCATGATACGTTGTAATTCTTGATCGTGTTCTTCAACTACATCGTTATTTTTCATTATTTGATTTGGACTATCAGCAAATGCTTCAACTTTTGCAAGTCCTCTACTACCAGCACTGTTAGGAGATTTTACTTGTTCACCTGCACTAATGGCTCCTCTTTGACGCATTTTAGTAACGTCATTAATATAATCTTTATAGTTGTAAGGAATACCCGTCATATAGGGTATTTATTTTTTTTCTACTGGGTCTAAATCGTTGGTAAATTTATCTTGTTGAGGGACTTCAATTGCTGGTTCAACAGCATCTAGTTCAACTTCTTCGCCACCATCTTCTACAGCAGGTGTTTCTACTGATGGTGTTCCAGGATCTGGTAAAACTTCTTTATCTAAGTCTACTGATCTTTCTTCTGGTTCTTTTTCTTGAACAACTTCATCTTCTTCAGGTGCTTCTGCTTTTTCTGCGTCTGCAATTATTTCTGTAGTTTCTGGAGTTTTGACAAGAATGCTTTTTTGTTCTTCATTGTAAATTGCTTCATTGTCTGAGAAAGTGTTGTATAATTCAACAAGTTGAGATTCTTCTGCGTTTTTAATATATTCTGCGATATCTGTTGAGATAACGTCTCTAAATGCTTTACTATCATATGTTTGTTCTTCTTTTTGTTCTGCTTTTAATTCTGCTAGTTGTGCTTCAAGTTCAGTAATTTTATCTAATCTATTGCTTTCTTCTGTTACTGCTTTTTTAATGTTTGTTGATATTGAATCATCAGCGTCAGACTCTGCTATTGCTTTAGCTATGCTTGATTCTACTTTTGGTTCTTTAGTAATTTCCTCAACTAGTTTTTGTGCTTTTTTAGAAACTTTTACAGGTTCAACATATTCTTTAATACCTGCTAATTTGGCAATATCTGCTAATGAAATGTCTTTGTCGTCTAGTACTTTTGGTGCCTTGCCAACTGATTCCATTAGAGATGCACGTTCTTGCTCAGGAGTCATGTTACTCATTGCGTTTAAACGAGCAACCAGGTCTCTAAAACTATTATCTTCGGATTTATTATGTGCCATCTAAGTATTTATATTTGTTGTAGTTTTATTTAAGACGTTGATTTAACATATTAGCAAGTTTTGATTCGTATGTTCCAGTTCTTTTGCTAGTCATATGGTTTCTAACTCTGTCCAAGTAATGAGAACTCATTTTACCATATCCGTGTCTCCAAGCCATTTGTCTTAATCTTTGTTCATCAAAATCTTTAAATCTATCTGCTAATTCTTCATCAGACATATGTGCAAGTTTTTGTTTATGTTTAATAATTGAAGCAGGCATACCACCTTCTGTTGCAACAGGTTCACCTTGCATTCTAACATTTTTAATACCTGCTTTTTCTATTTCTTCTGGTTGTTTTGTAACAACAAATCTACCACTTGTATCTTGGTCATCAAATTCATATCCAACAGCAGTCATTAAATCTCTAATTGCAAAGTTGTGATCTGATGATCCAAAACCTTCGCCTTCTGGCCAATCACTATATTGTTGTTCAACTTCAGCGGCCGCTTCTTTCCATTTGTGTTTTAATAAATCCCATTCTTGAACAGTAATAAACTTTCTCATAATTGCCATTCTTAAAAGTTCCATGCCTGAACCAAATGGAGCGCCGTCTTCTTTTAATTTTTGATAATTTTTTTTGAAGTAATGCTGTGCTAATCTTTCATCTTTTGTTTTGTATGCTGATTTACCGTCTTTGTCTAGTACGTCATATACAGTTTTTCCATCATCACCTTTATACATTGACACATAAGGTTTGATAGATGATTCTTCAACTGATTCTTTACTTCTATATTTTGGATCACTACTATATGGACTTTTTGGATACATATCTCCAGCATCGTGAGATGCTAACACCATGGCCATAGCATCTGCTACTCCAATTTTAACTTCGTTCATGTCTTCTAACTCTGAAGTATCACCGTGGTCATTGAACACTGCCATATACTCATGAATTGCATTTGGATCAAATCCTGCTTTTTCTAAAGCAATTCTGCCTTTTTCTGAAATGTCTTCTTGCACTGATTCGTCGCTCATTGGACTTGTAATTGGTGTTCCATTATCTTTTTTATATTGTGGTTTTAATTCTTTTCCTTTGTATGCAGTTTTTCCTGTTGGTACTTTTTCAACTTTTCCACCTTTAGCAAGATACTTTTTCATTAATGCATCACGTTCTGCTTTCTTTTCTGGTGAGTCGTATTCTTGCATAGCTTTATCTAATTTATTTTGTAAAGAGTTATTGTAGTCAGCATCTTTTAAATCTTGTGCTGGTTTCATTACAGAAAGATAACCCTCTTGGTCACCATACATTTTTTTAAATGTCTCTGGATCATGATCCGCTATTTTTTTCATTACGTATTCTCTTGGAGCGGTATCTGACTTATCTATAAGTTGTGCTAATGATTTCAGCATACCTTTGTCTAATAGTTCTGCTGATGTCATAAACATACCATAGTCCATGGAATCCGGACCAATCTCTCTAGCATAATTTCTGATTACTCTTGATGCCATTGTTGTTATATCTTCTTTCATTTCATTTGCTCTTCTTAATGCGTTTGCAACATCTGGGTGATCTGCTAGACCAGGAGCAATTCTATTAATAATATTATAAGCGGCTGTATAATTGCCACCTTTAACTCTTGGATGATTTAAAACACGATAAGCCTGTTTAATTTGGTTGGTAGTAAACTTTTGGTTTCTTATTCGATCAACATCAGCAGATGTCATACCGTCTTCTTCAAATGGATAATCGTCTGGCGCATCTGGTCCAGATGATGCATAATCCATACTAACCCAGTCAGTAAATTCGTCTGTCCTTTCAAGTTCTTGTAATTCTTCATCAGTTAAAGGTGTACCATCTATATATTTTGCTCCATGTAGCTCATAAATCATATCACTAAAATCCTGCATTTCATATTCTATACTATTATGATCTATTTCTTTACCACGAAACATTATATTGGCATAATCAACTTTTGTTCCGCCTGGTGTTACACCTGCTTCTACTGCTGGTTTTTCTTTACTCCATAATTTTGTAAAGTCCAATGGTTCAGGTTTTTTATAATTTTTTGCTCTTGCTTTTTCTATTCTATCACCAAGCTCTTTTGACGTCATGGTTGTTACTGGTCTAACTTGTGGTTTTTCTCTAGGGTTATTAAATTCGTTATATTTCATATTAATTAAATCCAAAATGTGTTACTTCTGGATATTTTGCTAAAATTTTTCTTGCTAATTCGTTATGATGTTTTACTTGTCTATTATCCCAACCTTCTGGTTTTCCGCCACCTATCATTGTAGCACCGCCTCCGGATCTATCAACTGTTGTTGGAATTTCTTGTGATGGTTTATCAATATTTTTTTGTAACCATTGTGTAGTACGTCCTATAAATTCTTTTGCATCTACTGGACTTGCACTTTCAAAATCACTGTCATATCCTAGTGTGTCTAAAAACTGACGCATACTCATATTACTCATATAAGGTGTGTCTAATGCTTCGTCTTTTGCCCAAGCATCTGGAAAAGACCAAGTTTTTTCATCTTTTTTAAAGTAAGGTAACATTGATGCGCCTTCTTGAATAAATTCTTGTGCTTTCATAGTAGTATTTATTTACAAGTGTCGCATCTACATTCACGGCATACTTCTATTTCATATTCTTCGCCGCCTTCAGATGGATACCTATGTTCCGTTCTTGTAGCTCTAGTTTCGCAGTGTGAATCACCACCACAGTTCTTGCATTTTTTTAGTTCCATTATGGATATGGTCTCCGTTGTACAGGCCCACCAAACATACTAGTACCTTTTCCTAATTCATGCCATGGTTTAGCTGTACCGTCTTTATTTTTCTTTTGTACTATTTTAGGTAGTTTTGGTGCTTTTGTGCCTGAACGTCCTGGTGATCCTATATAGGATTTATTACCTCTATCCTTGCCTATTGCAACGTGTGGTGATGTAACTGTTGCTATATTGCCGCTTGATGTAGCACCTGCAGTTGCTTGTTCACCTATTCGTTTATGTATTATAATTTCTGTAATTTTCATTACTTATATTTATGGGAAAAGTAGTGGGCAAACGAAAAGGTTTGCATAGAAACTGTAGGGTTTCCACTAGTTACATTATATGCGTCTAGAAAATATATTTTATTCTTTTTGTTAATGTTAAATGTTATATGAAATGATCCTCCAATATATTGTGGATATTGTGTAAAATATGGTAAAACATAAGGGTCAGCTAAAGTACCACGTTTTTTAAAAAGATCTATCCATTTTGTTCTTGGAAAGTTATAATTTTTCTGATTATCCTTATATGCCCCATTACGTTGATACCAAAGTTCTTGTTTTTCACAATCTTTTTTAATTTTATTAATTTTATTGTTTCTATCTAAAACAATATCAAAAAATTGAGGTATTGGCCACTCCAGTCTGGGTTTTTCGCTCCGGATCGAAAAATCCTTATCTTTTTCAATCTTAGATACTAATTTTTTGTATAGGTTTTCTTGGAATTCGAAAAAAAACTGCCCATTGTTTTTTAAAAGTTCTTTTGGACAAAGTATAAAAAAATTTGGTTCTATTAGTGATGACTTTGACATAAATCCATTAGTATAATTACTATCATCATTGTCAACTTCAATTCTAACTTCTCCAGTAAGTTTTTCTTCTTCAATTTCAATTAATTTTAAAAATTTTGGAATTTTACATTTAATTTGAATTAGATCAGGAATGGAGAGAGAATTATGGTTAAACCGTTTGAGTTTTTTCATAAAACTTTTTATTATACTTGTGGGTATTTCTATATGATTGATGTCTTGTGTTAATTGATATGTTTCAATTAAATTATTGTTTATATAAATTCTAATTGTTGCATTTTTTTTATACTTTTTATATAGTAAACCAATACCTAATATATAACTCATATTTTTTTGATTTTTCCGTTTTCAAATTTTAATCTTATACCATTGGATATAAAAATTCCATTTATTCTGTTAGAAATAAGCTCTGTCTTAAAACCTAAAATTTGATACCTATGACTTGACACCTTTGGTATATTAATGTTCAGATTGAATAGATCAATTTCAATATCTTCTTCAATTAAATCTTCAATTATATCAGTTTCCATTTTAACATTACAAATTCCATCACCAAATTGTCTTTTAATATAATCATTACCAATTTTTTCAGGTTGATAATAAGTCTTATCTATGTAATCACTATTAAATTTAAAAATTTTTAATCGTATCGGATTTGGAATAATTCTTGCAAAATTTTTCCACTTATACATATGTTCCCATGTTTTAAAATCATATGCTCTAGTCCATATTTGTTCCCATACAACATAGTCAAATCCTTCCAAAGGATCATTACGCAGGTCATAAACAATATGATTAATTTTAGGGTAATATCTTTTTCCAATATTAACGCAAAGTTGACCTAAATCAGAATTTGTTACTTTTGCACCTAAGTTTCTAAGAGTATCGGCATTTCTGCCTACTCCTCCTGCTATTGTTAAAATTTTTTTATTATTAAAGTCGTAAGGCAACTTAGATATATTTTCAAACATTATTTTTTTCCGTAAACCTGAATTAGCGTCCCAAGTTGAGTTTCCTGCTCCCATAACAGGATCGTCATTATTACCAAAACTTCTAAGGTGTATCATACGTATAAAGTAATTATTTGTATTATCTAAGGTGTAATTTTTTTACGTTCTTATATTCGTCGCCAGGTTTGACGTCTTTAGTGGTGTTTTGTTTGGTAATAATACCAACACCGGCGGCATCTTCTTTTTTGTATATGTTTTGAATTTTATCAATCAAAGGTGGCCAATTTTCTGCAATGACTTTGGCTTGAACTTCTGCCAATTTATAATCTTTTTTAATTATATTTTGAGCCATTTGTAATCCATGCATTAAAGAAGATTGAGCTTCACCTAATGCTCTTGCTGGTGCAAATTGATCTACCTCTTCTTTTACTTGTTTGTGTTTAATGTATGCGTCAATAATTTTGTCATCCATATCGTGTAATGCTTTCCATTCTGGCATATCAACATATGGTTTTGCTATAGGATTGTTATGATCTTGTTCTATCGGTGCTTCATTAGTTTTATTTTTGCTTTTGTTATAAGAAGCCCAAGCAACTGCATATGGATTATCAACCTTGCCTTTTAATGCTTTAACTTGTTTTTCTCTGCCAGGAGGTGCTTTTTCGTTGGCTCTGTTGTTGCCTTTATTTTTAAAGTCAAAACCCCCACCAGGTTTTCTAATTAAACCCATAGGTTTAATTGATTGGGGCATTATCAGCCATTCACCTATAATTTCATTAATTCTCATAATCTAATTTGTGTTCCTCAATAAAAATGTTAATTCTTATCATAAAATCGCCTTTGTCTCTATAACCAGTAAGTCTTGATAACTCTTTTTTACCATTCCATATAATAAATGTTGGTGTTCCTCTAATATGTTTAATTCTGTTTTCAGCATATGCTTCTTTAAACCATTCAGGTTGTTTATATACATTAATTATGACTAATGGAAGATACCTTGATTGTTCAGTATCGTTATAGTCTACTGCTACTTCGTTAATAAAATTTTGACAAATATTACAACCTGGATTGTGTGCCATTAACAATTGTAAGTGTTCTTTTGCATATATTGGAAAAGTAAATAATATAAAAAATAAAGTTAATAATAGTTTTTTCATCTACCATCTCCATGGCAACATTGACATACCTACTAGATTAAAATACATCTCAATAAGGTAGATACATATTATCAACATAGATGTTTTGAATATAAATCTATATGGTTGAGGTAGACTATTCTGCCATCTATTAAATCTACTACCTTGTACCTTTTCATGCATATTGGTTTTATCGGCTATTTTGTTTGCCCAGTAATTTGCAGATAATATGTTTGACAACATCTTAAAAGGCCATAATATAATTCTAAGTATTTTCATTGCAAAAATTTTCTAATGTCTTTTTCAACTTGTACTATTTGTTCAGGCATTGTGTCTTGTTCATCATCAGAATTATTAATAATATGTACGTCATTAAACAAACGTTGAAATCTTCCTAAATTTTGTTCTATAACTTCAAAATTTTTATGTATAAGATCGTCAGGTAATTGACGTTCTCTTTGTTTGTTTCTACGTAAAGCAGTTTGTAAATCAGTGTTGACAAAAACCATTGTTGTTTCATATCCTTTATCTTCTAATCCACTTTTTATTCTTTCAATAGTTTCATATACTCTACCTGTAGAATCTATTAGCAAACCTAATCCACTTTCGGTGTGTAATTGTTGTTGTTTAGCAACTAATTCTTTTGATCTTTGTCTTTGTTTTTCTCGTTCAGGTTCCTCTTCAGGAGGCATTTTCCATGATAAGTTTTTCTTTGTCATGAGACGTTTAAACCAAGTGTCCATGTTTACTTGTTTTAATCCTTGGAATACACCTGCTAATTTTCTAGCAACATATGTTTTACCTGCACCAGGAGAGCCAGCAAAAAATATTGCTTTATGTCTAAAAGGATCGTGTGGACCTTCTAGGATTTCATTTATTCGCATATATGAATATTTATTGAAATATCCAAGAGTGTAAAAATGGATCAACGTCTATTAGTTTTAAGTGTCTATGCGAATCTTGTTCAGTAATTTCGTCTTTTAACGCATTATGTGATGATTTTACATATTTCGCTGTCGAGTATTTTTTGATTAGATAGTTTATTTCACTTCTGAATTGTGAAGCATAATAAACAGATACAGGAAATTTTAATAGTTTTTTAATATTATTAATGTATGTTTCTCTGTATTCCAATGGTACACTACATTCTAAAAAAATTTCGGGTTCATTTAAAATAGATATATTAATATGATTTGAATATTGCTTCATCCATGAGCAAGTTTCGTATAATTTGTGAGAAGTTAAATTACTTGCAACTAAATTAAATTGTAGAAAGTTTGCATTCTCACTTACAAATTTAACGTTTTGTTCAAATTCATCCCAACCTAAAGGATAACGTACATATGTACCAAGTATACCAACAGCATCACAAGAACAAATTATTGTTAAATTTTCAAATTTTTTAATTATTTCTTTCCATGGAGCAGGCAGTCTTTTTAGATTTGTGTTAATAATTACTTCACAAAAAGGATTAACAAGATGTAAAGCATTTAAAAATTCTAAATAGTCTTTTATAAAAGTGGGTTCTCCTCCTGCAAGGTAAACTTTTTTAAGTATTTTTTTATCTAATGTATGGATATAATTTTGATTTTCTTCATTTATAGAAATTTTTATGCCTTTTTCTTTTGCCCATAAAGTGCTTTCTTCTGCATTACAAGTTTTACATTTTAAATTACAAGTTGGATTGTATCTAATATCTGCAAATTGTATTTTTGGATTATCTATGTCTGGAGTACCAAATTTTTTAATCCAATCGTTGGTTTCTCTTATTCTATGACTCCAATTTGATTCTTTTTCACTTTTGTAACAATTACTACATACATCAGGTTGTATGCCCTTCAACATAGAGTCTCTTACATAATCTATGGTTTGGTTATTTTTGTATTTTTGTGCATGGCAACAAGGAGCAGATTGTCCAGTTATATTTTTAAACTCATGGACCCATGGTAAAATACATATTGCTTTGTTTTGTTTAACATCAAACATTGCCAGTATTTAATTTGTAAAATTTAGGTATTATTTTTTTGGCATTGGGTTCTCACCTGTTAGTTTGGGTCTAGCAAACCACAGTTTAAACCATTCTTCTGTTCCAGGACGGACATTATGTTTTCTTTGATATTCTGCTTTTTTTGTTCCATGAAGAGAAAGGTTTTCTCCCATTGAATCTTCTACAGGTAAATTCTCAATGCCTGCTAATTTTTTTAAACGTTCTAAATCTTCCATGATCTTAATTGTTCTTTGGTAGGCTTATGATCTTTTAATTTTTCTACTTTGCCGCCTTTGGCTAAAAACTCTTGCATTTTTTTATCTAACTCTCTTTGTTTTTCTTGTGGTGTTTTTGGTATTTCACCTGTTGTGTATGCTCTATTGATCCCGCTGAATTTTGCCATATTTCCTTTTTGTTATTTAATTAAAATTTTTCCAAATTCTAGTTCTTTGCTTTTATCTTTTATATGATCTGTAATATACCAATTTCCTGAAACAGAAATACGTTCTACATCTGATCTAAATGGTGGTACAGTATGTTTTAATGATGAATGAAATATCCATAAATCATTTATAGTAGGGAGTATTCCATGACCAGTGCTAATACCTTTTTGTTCTTCTCCATATATAAAACTTATTGTTCCAGGTCCACTACCTCGTCCTTCAAATGCTTGATCTTCTTTTTTTAATTCTTCTGGAACTTGCAAGTATAAAACAAATGAAAAGTCTCCAGTATGATTATGTGGAGGATTATATTCTCCCTTTTTCATAAAATTAATCCATAATGTTGCGAGCCATATTTCTTTAAAAGGATCCATACCATAATAGTAATTGGGATCTGATTTGTCTTGTAATTTTTTAAAATAAGGAATAAAATAGTTTTGAAAATTATCAACAAACCATTTCTTATCTAGGTCTTCGAAGATATTTTCCTTTTTCATATGACCTGCAAGATTTTTAACGTGTGATCTAGTTGTTTTATGACCACGATTTAATAGTTCTTTACAGAGATCAGTATTACATTTTGTGCCACCTATTACTGGTCCAAAGTGAAGATATCTATGATTGATCTGATTTACCATATTGGTCAAGTGCTTGTTTTACTTTAGTTAGTGAATCTCTATTTGCTTGATATAAAATTCCATAACCTCCCGCTCCCTGCCAACGTTCAATATTAACTGGCCTGTCGTCTATTAAAATATTTGGTGTACCAGATGCTTTGTCTTTTGCATAACTTTCTTTACGTCCTGTTATTACAATTTCATCTGGTTGTTCAATGTTATTTTGTATCCATAATTTTTTGTATTTGGTAGAGTTTTCATTGTCACCTCTTAAAGGAGATGTGTTAATTGAAAAGTTTCCACCAGTAAACTCTTTAACCATTGATATTAATTCACCAGCACTATCAAATTTAGGAAGTGTTGCAAAAAAATCTGTGCCTGATATTCTATTAATAACTTCTTGTTTTAAATCTTTAGTTTTGTCTGAACTTAATTCTTTCCAGTGTTGTACGCCATACATTTTTTCAACACCACCAAAGAAGTCAGCCAAAACGCCATCCATGTCAATATATACTATTGGTTTACCGTCCATATCTTCATTATACAACTTTTTGTTGTTTTCAGCAACCTGGACTCCAAGTGCGTCTTGTATTTTATCGTATAGTACTTTACCAGCATCACCGCCCATTACTATTTTAGAAAATTCATGTTCCTGACCTTTTAGTGCCAACTCTCTTGCCTTAGATGCTGAAACACCTGCTATGTCATCTGCGTCTGGATCTCTTTGTCCAGCACTGACTACTTGGACGTCATCAAATTTATAAGGAATGTTACCTTGCTTATCTGGATTGCCGTTATATTGATTTAAAAATTTTTGGAATTCCATTACACGATCATCACCAGCAACCATTATTACTCTTGTTCTACCTTGTGCTTCTATTTTTTGTAATGCTTGAATAATTGTTTTTACATCTGCACTTCCAATTTGCAAATTAGGATCATTTACTTGACTTGTAATGTATGCTTGTTTCTCTTGAAACGTTAATGGATCTTTTTTATTGTTTTGTGTATGTGTTAAAAATAGATATCCTTTGCCATTGACTTGTCTAGCCATTGACTGTACTTTTTCTATTAATTTTTGGTGTCCTATTGTGGGAGGATTGAATCGGCCAAATGCAAAGACGGCTGTGGACCTGTCATCCTCCTTAAGAAACAATTCCCTTAGGTGCATCGTATTCGCCTTGTTCTATATTTTCTTTTTCTCTATTTGCAATTATTTGAGCAACTTGCAGTCTAGTTTCTTTAGGAAACATATCTTTAACATCTTGGTCAGGTGTGCCAAATTCTTGTACGTATTGTCTTGCGGCATCATCAACAAGATACATCCATAATTTAATTACTTTTTCGTGATCGTATATGCCTCTTTTCATTTTTCTTTTAATATTTGTTATAATAGGCATAAAACGTCTACGATATAAATCTTCATCGTTCATAATAAACAAGTCTAACTCGTTTATTGCGTCTGAATCTTGTGCTTCTGTTATGAATTGATTTGCTCTCATATAAGCATATTTATTAGTAAAGGTTTTCTAATAGCCACATATAAAAGGGTGAAGTAAATGAGAATGTCCAGGTACCGTTATGACCCATTTGGGTAACATTTTTAAGAGTTTCTGGTAGTTTGTTGCCTGCTTCTGCTTGTTGTGATGCCCATGGTTCTGGATAGTTAGGTTTATATACACCTTCGTATATTAATGAACCAAGCTCAATTTCGTCAATTTCTATAGATTTTATATGTAATAGTTGATCTTTAACAATTTTTCCATCTTCAACTATTGTTTGTTTTTTATCTTTACCTAATCTGTCTATGATAAAATTATATGATTTATTTTCTTCAAATTCGTGCTCAAATTCTATAATAGTTGGTTTATCGTTAGTACCTGTGATTTCTTCTTTGAAATGACTCTTCTCATTAATTTTTATATCAGCAATTGGTGGCTTATCCCACATTGTTGCGTATAGTTCTAATTTAAATTTTAATTTTTCAGTTGCCATATGTAAACTCTAATCCTGCTGTATGCCCTATATACGGTTTATTTACGTCTAGTCGATGCATCTCAATTGTTATTTGAGTACCCTCAATGGCTACTTTTAGATGTTTATCACTACGAAATAGTATGTCTGCAGTTTTAGTTTTGCCATTATTTGTACAAGTAATTTCAATTTTGTCCATATTACTTTTCTATTGGTATAAATTTGTCAGTTTCTAAATCGTAAACTAATCCGTGTTTTGTTGCGTTGTTTTCGTTGTTATTGGAATATAGATTTGCTTTTAATACTTCTTCACCATTTTCATTTTTTTCATAACATTTTGGATTTTTCTTCCATAAAAAATTACAATTTGTGTTTAACTTTTTAACAAAGTTGAATGCTAGGTTAACACCGTCCTGTCCAGCAACACCTGATATATCTTTTCTGTATTCTGTTTTAAAATTAAAAGAAAAATCCATGTCATTTTTTGGAGTGTGTTTATAAAAGAATCCAATGTCTTTCTCTATTGTGCTTGAACTCATCTCAGAATTAATATCTGTATAATTTACTGTTCCATCTAATGTTCTAGATTCAGGGACTGATAAATTCATTGTACCATTTGTAATATGACTTGGTGTTGATAATGTAAATCCCCAAGTGTTATTTTGATCTTTGTGTATTTTATATGCTAGTTTCATTGATTCTGTTTCAATATTATCAAATCCTGTTATTAAACTATTGTCAATTGTATTAACATCTGTGTAACCTTTTGAATAATCAAAACTTAATACATTGTTACCTAATTGATATTCAACACCTATTTGTCCAAAGTTTGTAATGTTATTATCACCAACTGCAAGAACACCATCTGAAGAGTTACCTAACCAGTTGTCTTGTTCGTTCATTTGTCCTATTGATGTTTTTAATTTAAATTTATCACTTAACATAAAGTTTTTACCTACATTTAAAGAATAGTCTCCATTACCACCATCACCTGTGTATAAGCCAAAGTTCATAAATCCTAGATCGTAATTTCCACCTTGTGTAAAATTACCGTACATAGATTGTATTGGAAGATATGTGTTCCCTTGCATTGTTGCATCAACGTCAGAAATTTTTCTCGTATCTTTAACTGTAAAACCAGATCCTAAATTAATATAATAATCCCTTTCATATTCGTCTAGTATCATTACTTTTAAATTTGCTAAATTACTTGGCAACGCAGTACCAGTTGAGAAATATGTTCCATATGTTCCTACTAATGGTCCATTTGTTCTACCTGTTGTAGGAATACCTACTGCACCTTGAGGTTTTGTTGCTTCGTCTAAATCTAATAATCCTTGTCCATGTACATTAACATCATAACCTGTTAAATTTTTATCTGCTGTCGATAATACAAGTTTAACTAAATTTTCACCTTTCATGTGTGGCCACATTTGATTTATTACACCAAATGCACCAGTAACGTGGGGTGCCGCCATACTAGTACCAGACATATTCATATATCCATTACCCGATAAATGTGTAGGTGTTGAACTATAAATCATATCACCCGGTGCTAATATATAAAAGTCTGAAATTTTGTTTGTATCATTACAAGTATTGTTAGATGTATTAATATCTAAACATACATGGCCTGCTTTGTTACCTTGAACATTTGAGCCATCCCAGTTACCTACTATAACCATTTTGCCACCTAACACAAGATTTCCATTTGCATCGGTTTCAACTGCCCATATACCAGGATCACCTGCGTGATTATGTCCGGTGTTACCTGCCGAGTTTACTAAAATAATATCATTGTCTGTTGCAATTTTCCAATATTTTCCTTGACCGTCACCAACGTTGACTGCCGCAGTAATTTCTGTTGCGTTGTATGTGCCATCTGATAATTGAATTACTGTTGAACCATTATTCCATGTCCAATCATTTGAACCACTAGTAAATACTGTTGGAGAGTTAAAACTCATATTAACTGCAACAATGTTTAAGTTTTCACCATTTGGATCTTTTAATTTTGCAAAATCGTGTAATGCCTGTTGAGCATAACTTTTTGAGATACCACCAAATCCATAATAGTCAACATTAGCACCAACTAGATCTGCATCAAAAGCCACACCGTGATTTCCTGTGCCATCTTTTTTACCTGCTATAATACCTGCAACGTGTGTACCGTGAACCTGTGTATTACCTGAAGTAGATACCGTGTTGTCATATCTTGTATAATCATTGTAAAATTTATATTTGCCATTTAATTCTGGGTGATTAGTTTGTTGGTATGTATCAATTACTCCTAATACTGCACCTTTACCTGTCCACCCTTTAGCATAAGCCTCCGCGGCATTTATTGTATTCAATCCGTGGTTTCTATTAAATTCAGTAGTTTTATGATCTGATACAACTGTAGACATATTTTCTGTTTTTGTTCCAAGTGTGTTATCTGTATCTGTGTATGCATTTGATATAACAACCTGTGCAATCTGTGTACCTGAATCAGCAGTTGTACTAACTGTGTTTGCAGTTGTTGAACTTACTTCTCTTTCTTCGGTTCTTGTAGAAGTATCAATAGTAGAAGCCACCCAGTCGCCAGTCACTACTGTTGCAGTACCATTTATAATTTCAGTTGTACCATCTTTGTATGTGTTTTGTATTTTAGGTGTAGTAGTTGTAATTGTTCTTGTATTTTTCTTTGTAATATCTGTGTATGTTCTAACAAAATATACTCTTGTTGTTACAGGAGTTGTCACGGTAGTATCAACATATCTAACTGTCGTTCTTGTTGTAGTATTGTTTCCATTGTTAACGTCAGTTACTACATCTCTATTAGCAGTTGTAGTTGTTGTCGTGCCATTTGTAGTAGATGTTTGTTCGTCACCATCTGCATAATTTGTTACAACATAGTTGTCGCTTGTTTCAGTAACCGTAGTTACTGTTGCTTCTAATGTTGTTGTACCTGTAACTGGATTGTCTCCTTCTCTAGTTTCAGTAACTTCTGTAATTGTTGGGTCTAAAGTTGTTGTAGAAACAGTCGGTGTTCCATATGTGCAGGCACTATCAACAGTTGAACCATTTAATAAAGTCGTTCTAACTATCGTACAAGGTGTTGTTGTAGTAGTTCGATAATTAGGTGTAGTAGTTGTAATTGTTCTTGTTTCTTGTCCACCCCCTTGATATACAGTTACCCATGAACTAGTAGATGATTGTACTTCACCTTGTGAATCAACAGTAGAAATTGTAGGTGTGCCAGCAATTGTTGCCGTACTTTTAATTTTTTTAGTTTCAGCATAACTTGTTGCAGTTGTATCTTTTTCTATATTAATAATTTCTTGTGCTTTAGCTTCTTTTACAACTAAATTATATTCTGTAATAGAAACTGCATTACCATTTGATACTTTTTGTATAATAGGTTTAACATAATTTTTCATATAGAGAATGGCCGCATATGCTTCTTTGTATGAGTTAGAGTTATAAATTGTGTATTTGTCACCATCGCTTTGTTGTGCGATTAAATCTTCTGTTGCTGACCAAAGTGCTTCTGCTTGATTAAGTTGTCCTAATAATGTATTTGCGGTTGCAATATCTTCTGCATTAGGTCCTGTTAATACTGCCTGTATGGCAGAATAATCACCACCTGATATAGTTGATTGAAAACTTGATAATAAACTTGAATATGAACTTACAATAGATTCAGAACCTGATAAATTGGATAAATCATCATTAATAAAATCGTTAACGGCACCCGGAGCACCACCACCTCCTCCACCACAAGCGGTTAATGATAATCCTGCCAATCCAGCTAATATTGTATTTTTAAATTTAGATGTCATTTTAATATAGTACCCATTATAAATGCACCTAATAAAAATGCTATTGCTAATTGTGTTAATCTATAATATGCTTTTTGTACGGAATACCCATTTTGTCTTAGACAAATTACATGAGCATCTAATGATTCAGCTGTAACTGTAATATCTATTGTTTGTATTTTTTCAATTTCTTTATCGTCCATTAATACTAGTATAGCATATTAATGGTAAATGTCAACCAAAGTTGGTCTTATATAGACCTAGTAAATCAACGGTTTATTTTTGGTAATTGTGGATAAGTTAGTGATTTAATTGTGTAGAAGTTATTGTACCGGCTGTAACTGATGTTGCTTTTGCTCTAACCCAAACAAAATTGCCAGTAAAATTGGAACTAGATATTGTAGTGCTTTGATCTGTTGTAAATGTAGTGCCTGAAATATCAAACCAGTCATCTTCAGATGGTGTTGTTGCAAGTGAACCCTGCATTTTAATTGCACCAGTTAATGTTGCAGAAACTTTGTGTGCCACAGTATGTACACCGTCTGGTTGTGAATAATATCCATCACCTTTAATTTTATTAGAAACAAATCCAGTATGATCTAAAGTAGTTGTAGTAGAACCATCTGATGTTTCTGTTGTAACAATTTCTTCGACAATAAGTTCTGTGCTAGATGATACAGTTTTTACAGTAAACGTTGAATTGTTGTTTGTAGTTCCTGATACTGTAATTAAATCACGTACCGCAAAATTGTTTAATGTAGTGCTTGTTGCTGAAATTTTATATTCACTACCTGTAGCAGTAAAACTGATATCCGTACCTGTTACGTTTGCTTTATGTGACTTTGATGCTAATACTGTTGTGCTTGTCTGTGCCATTTGTTGTTATTTATTTGTTTCTATGCTTCTTGAATCTTTCGGTTTTTGGACCTAATCCATATACTGCGGCCAATTCGTTTGGTTCTTGCCCATCAACAGTCAGTATATTAATGTATTTTATTTTGTGTGCTTTACCGTCAGCCTCACCACGTTCTTCACAAATACAATAATTATTTTTTGCAATTTTTACTCGTAAATATGCTTTCTTAAAAAACGGTGTTCCCCATAATTGTTTTTCAATAAAGGACTCTACAATAGAATCTTCCCCAAATATATTATTTTCTTTTAATTTTTTTATTGCTTTCATTTTTTATTTTTACATATTTTATAACTTTATCTATTGCTTTTTGTGCTAACATATAGATTGGAGTTAACATTTTTTGCTCACTTACATAAAAATACCCGTGATAACAATGTGGATATTTTCCTTCAAGATAGTCTAATACATATTTGTTAGTAACTAAACAGTTATCCACATTTCGTTCTAAGAAGTGCCATAGGTTTTGTCTTTCTTGTTTTGTAATATGTTGATGTACGTCTTTCTTTAAATGTATTTGATATTGATATTTGTCGTGTGGTAATCTTCGACACCCAATTGTATTTTTACCTAATTTATTATATTTTGGATCAATGCTTTTTGCTCCATACCAAGAATCCCAAAATGTTTCAATTAATAATTGTGCCAGACTTTTATTAGAATAAAAAATTGCATACTTTTGTTGTAGCCTAAATTTCATTTTTGTTCTATGATCTAAAATAAATTGTGCTAATTTAATTACATCTGGTGATGTTTTATACCATTTTGTATTAAGATACCTTACACTTTTATCTTTACCTTGAATCATCTCTAAAAGTTTTTGATCTGTTGTGGGATATAAAATACCTGCCCATGGCATTTTAAAGATATTTTTAAATTGGTACTTACCGTAATATAATTTATTATGATGGATTCTCATTTTTAATTTTAGGTTTAAAATTATCTATAATTTTAGTTGTTTTAAATGCAACTGTAAGTTTTGGTATAACGTCGTTAGATAAATTTACTTCTACCATTCCGCCTTCTGTAAGTTCACCAAACAAGATCATTCGAGATAATGGTTTTTTAATTTCATCATCAATAACTCTTTGTAAAGGTCTTGCTCCCATTTTAGAATTAAATCCTTTTTTAATTAAAAATTCAATAGCTTCGTTGGTAGCATTAACTTCTACATTTTTCTCAATGGTCATTGCATTAAGTTCTGCTAAGAATTTTTTAACAATTAATTTCATTGTGTCTTTTGCTAGTTTATCAAATTTAATTGTTGCATCTAATCTGTTTCTAAATTCTGGTGGGAAGAATCGTTTTAATGCGGCATCATCTTCGCCTGTTCTTTCACTAGGACCAAAGCCAATACTGTTTCTTTCCATTTCTTCTGCACCTAGGTTAGAAGTCATAATAAGTGTAATATTCCTACAATCTGCTTTTTTACCATTAGAACCAGTCACTGTACCATAGTCCATAACTTGTAACAACATATTAGATACATCACGATGTGCTTTTTCTACTTCATCAAATAATACAACTGCGTGTGGATTTTTTTCTACTTCGTTTATAAACATACCACCACCCATTGTAGTATCTTCAAATCCAACGTAACCTGGAGGTGATCCAATTAGTTTTGCAATAGAATGTTTCTCTTGATATTCTGACATGTCAAATCTTAATAGTTCAACACCTAAAGTTTTTGCTAATTGTCTTGCAGTTTCAGTTTTACCACAACCTGTTGGTCCTAAAAATAAAAATGAACCAATTGGTTTGTTTAAAGTTTTTAATCCTGCTCTTGCAACTAATATTTTGTCTACAATAGTGTTAATTGCTTTATCTTGCCCAAACACTTGTAATTTCATTTTTTCTTCTAATGTTTTTAAATTACTTGCTTGTTTTTGAGATAATTGTTCAATACTAATACCAGTTATTGCCGCAATCTCGTGTATAATTTCTTCGTGATCTATTTTACCATCTTTAGTTCCATTTAATCTTAATCTTGCACAGGCAACGTCGATAATATCAATTGCTTTGTCAGGTAATTTTTTATCTGCTATAAATTTTGATGAATATTCTACTGCGTCTTCACAAGCCTCATCAGTAATTGTGCATTTATGAAACTTTTCATAATATTGTTTTACACCTTTTAATATTTTAATCGCAGTTTCATTTTTAGGCTCACCTATTTGTAATCTTTGGAACCTTCTCATTAATGCTCTATCTTTTTCAAAATATTTTCTATATTCTTCCCATGTAGTAGATGCAATTACTTTTATGTTACCTTTTAGTAATGCAGGTTTAATCATATTAGCCATATCCATGCTATTACCACTTCCAGTAGCACCAGCACCAACCATCATATGTGCTTCATCAATAAACAATATCGATTTGCCTTTTTGGTCTAATGCATTTACAATTAGTTTTAATCTTTCTTCAAAATCTCCTCTAAATTTAGATCCTGCTATTAAAGAGTTTACATCTAAATTCCAAACTATGTGATCCTTAATGTATTCAGGTACATCATCTTTGTTTTTTGCAATACGTCTTGCTAGTCCTTCTACCACTGCTGTCTTACCAACACCAGGATCACCTACTATTAATACATTATTTTTATTTCTTCTTGCTAATATCTGTTTTAATTGATTTGTTTCGTCTTCTCTGCCTATAACAGGATCAATTTTCTTATCAAAATATTTTTGGTTTAAATTTTCACAATAACTCTTTAATACTCTATCTGCTTGGTTAGGTCTTAGTTTTTGTTCTGATTGTGGTTGACCTCCACTTAAACCTCCACCTAAAGTTGCCATACCTTCATCGAGTATAGTTTCAGTTGATACTAAATCAAGTAAATCTTGTTTGTTTACTTGATGTTTCTTTAAGAAAAATGCACCATAACTTTTCTTTTCAGAAAATATAGATATTAAAATATCAATTGATGATACATCTTGTCTACCTTGGAATAGTGCTTGAGTAAACGCTCTATTCATTAATCTTTCTAATGAAGCAGTTTTTCTTGGAACTACCTTAGTTGTAGCTTTTGAAATAATATCATTACATTTAGTATCAAGGTATTCTGCAATATCTTTTATTAGTCCTGCAACATTTATTTTAAATTCAGTTAGTGTTGTGCTAATATGTTCGTCTTTTATAAGTGCAAGAAGTACGTGTTCAATAGTAACGTATTCGTGTTTTCTATTCTCTGCTTCTTTAACTGCGTTTTCGAATATGTTTTCTAGGCTTTCGTTTGCTTCTAACATCTCCACTCCAATCTATTTTGCCCGAGTTTATTTCGTCCCAAGTTTCCACATCTCTGTCGTCCCAATAGCATTCCTGTTGTACTGCCGCTATTAGTCTCTCTACATCCTCTTTGCCTATTGGTTTCTTGTAAGTTCCATCTAAAATTTTCCATACCTTTTTCTTTTTTATCCTGTTATTTTTTTCTTTGCCATGTCCCATCGTAATTTACTAATTCTTTTATTAAACGTAATACCTTCAAGGTGATCAAGTTCATGTTGGAAACACTTGGATTCCATGTTGTCCAGTCTTGCTGTTTCTTTTGTTTCTTGCGTTGTTTCATATTCTACTTCTATTACTTTTGGTCTTTCTACTTTTATAAAGATGCCTTTAAAACTTAAACACCCTTCCTCGTGTATAACTTTTTCTTCACTTTCTGTTATCACCCGTGGATTCCATATTATAACAGGTTTTTTAAATTTGTCAAACGTATCACTACCAATTGCAAAGAATCGCTTGGTAATCCCTATTTGGTTTGCCGCAAGACCCATTCCTTTATTTTCTAACATAAATTTTATCATATCATTTTCAAATTGTTCTATGTCATTGTAACCTTTAATAGAATCTTCTTTAGTCCAAACAGAACTTACTTCATTTAATACTTGATGTGGCCATGAGAATAATTGTATCATAAATCTTTTATTTTCTTTAAGTCACCAGCTGATAGTTGTGGAATTAAAACTATAATTTTCACATACAGATTTCCTCTAATATTTAACGTTTTGTGTATAGGCATACCTTGTCCCTTACAAGCAATTAATGTATCTGGTTGTGTGCCTGCAGGTACTTGCACTTTTATAGTAGAATCAGTTAATGTTTTTAATTCTATTACACATCCTCTTATAGCTTGAAAACAATCAATAGTTTTATTAGTATGTAAGTCGTTTCCGTCTCTTGTATAACCATCAGAATCTAATACACTCATTTGTACTAATAAATCTCCACGTGGTATACTTTTAAGTGAATTATCTCCCATACCTTTATATTTGAAAGTTACTCCATGTTGTATACCAGCAGGTATTTTAACTGTGGCAAATTCTTCTTTGCCTGATGGCAATCTATAGTTAATAGTTTTTTCCATACTATTCATTGCTTCTTTAATTGATATTGCCATACGTACATTTACTGATTTGTTTGCACGTTGTCTTTGACGGAATCTTGTTCGCACATTAGGTCCGCCAAATCCAGAAAAGAAATTTTCAAATATATCATCGCCAAAAAAGTCTTCTGAAGTAAAATGGAAGTTTCCACCTTGTCCACCCATACTTTGACCATACTTTCTTACAGTATCATACTCGTGTCTTTTCTTTGTATCTTTTAATGTGTCGTATGCTTCGTTGGCTTCTTTAAATTTTACTTCATCGCCACCACGATCTGGGTGTTCTTTTTTAGCAATACTTTTAAAAGCCTTTTTTATTTGGTCATTAGATGCGTTTTCAGCCACACCTAGCATATCATAATAATTCTTCATTTACAGTAATTATTATATTACAGATCTGTGAATTGTCAATGTTTGGTAATTATTTTTTGTTTTTTGGAAGTGTTGCTCCTGGCTTACCAACATACAATCCAAAGAATGCCGCACCGGCACCAACTATTGTTGATATAAACATAGCTTGAGCATTTGTTGGATCTTCTAAACCCATAAACCATTTAACTGATGTATAAAAAGCAAAGATGTAGGCCAACATTACTAGTCGAGGAATAACTCTAAATTTATCTAATAATCCTGCAATTTTATTTGTTACCGTAGGAGCGTCATCACCAGTTTCTGGAACAAGATCGCTTTTTTTTAATTCGTATTCTTCTGTAGTTTTTTTAACTTTAACTAAATCGTCAGCCATTATTTTATACCTTCAATTTTAGCATTTCTTTTTCTGTGTCCGTTCCATGCCATAAAACCGCCAAGTCTCAATGACCAATATGATAGGTAGTTCATAGTATAAAACCCGTTAACAAAGATGTTAATATCTCTGAATGTTTTATCCATCCATTTTTGATCTTTAATGCCAATAGTTTCTTTTTTGTTTTTAAGAAGTAGTGTTTGATACTTGTAACCGTAGTCGTGTACAAGTCCACCCATTAATAATACTCCAACTGGAGAGAAAAAAGTTCTTAGGAATTTTGGAATACTTGCACCATCAAATGTAAATCCTGCAGGTATTACGTAATCAGTTCCGTTTATGTTGTAGTACCAATCTTTTGTGACAGTCCAGTTTCTTGTTGATAGTATCCACATTAATATACCTTTAAAAAATCCTATACCTTTTGTAGATATTTTTAATGGTTGCATATGTGGAAATTCTTTATATGTAAATTCTACTTTAGGTGGTTTTCTTTTATCTAATACGTTTATAAGCCAACCTATTAGAATAAAAACAATCACTAAAGTCCATTGCCAAAATTTCATTGCAAGTGTTATTATAAATTCCATGTTTTTCCTTTTTATACGTATTTATTGAATTGGGCCTTCAACTAGACCCTCTTTAACAAGTTTTTTTCTATTTTTAATGTGTTGTTCGTGTATATCTTCTTTAGCACCACCAAAATAAGCCACAGCATGACCTTCTTCACAAAGTATAGTTGCACATATACGCCCATCTTCAGTTTTAAAATTACCTAGGATACGTCCAAATTTACCCTTCATATCTTCACCTTTTTTGCTTACTTGTGTTTTTAAAATAGCATTCTCACCTAATAACTCTTGTAATCTATTTTTAGCCGCTAATCCAAATTTCTTTTCTATGTCATTGCTTGTTCTTGATTCAGGTGTGTCTATTCCCATAATTCTAACACGTTCATTGTGTATCCACGTACCAAAACCTAAGTCAATATCAACATCAACAGTATCACCGTCAATTACTTTTAACACTTTACATCTATATTCGTACATTATTTTTCCCTTACTATATATTTGATTGGTACATCTGATTTAACAACAACGTGTTTATCAGTATCCATATTTTTAAAAACAATATGATTTGGTTTTACTTCTTTAAATTTACGTACTTGTACTTTAAATTCAGTTCCTTCAAACCAATAAGTTAGTTCCAAAGGATGTCCTACGATCCAAAACCATATTGTTAAAAAAAATTCTTTAATCCAATGAAAGATAAACATTATTCACTTTCCGTTTCGTAATATTTTTTGTATTCTTCTAATAAATTGTTAGTTTCTTGTAATTTTTGTCTTATTTGTGCAAAGTTTTTTGCCAGCATTTCAAAATCTTTATCTGTTAATCCAAATAATACAGGATCAATTCCTGCTTCTTCTAATTTTTTAAATACTTCTTCTGCGTTTGCACTTGTAATGACTATCCATTTAAGTTGTTCAAGTTGTAATGCAGTAGGCATTGGATAATCTAATTTTTGTCTTGGCTCTTCGACTGAAAATATTTTTATTTTTTTCTCACCACCGATTGAACAACCAGTTAAAAACACTATTAATACTAATGCAATAATTTTACTCATAATGTACGTAACTCGGGTTTGCTAAACTTGGGCATTCCGTATTAATCTCCGATCGTTTTGTTGCTTTTAATTCTTCTTCTGTGTGTTCAGCACCTGATGCCAACTCAACACATCTTTGGGCATTCTCAGCACCTTTGTTTATAATTCTTTCAACTGATTTTGTTTTTGCTATTGCTAGTTTGCCAACATCTCTTTTTTTCTTATTAAATCTTTTATCTAAATCGTCTAAATCTTTTTTAAATGTTTGTATTAAGACATTTAATTTTTTATTACTTTCCATGATTGCTTCAAAATCTGCTTTTTGTTGTTCTAGAACTTTGTTCTGTTCTGTAATAGCAGTTTCTAATTGTATTTGGTTTGCTTTAAGTGTGGCATTGTCTGCTCTCAATTTGAAAACATACATACCTGCACCTGCTATACCCATAATGATAATTAGGGTAAAAATCATTCTAATTTGTCCGAACATAATGTACGTATTTATTGAATTAAACCAGGCTTGTAGACTGTTTTTCCATTTTCTTTCATCGCTGTTAATGATGCGTTGCGATTGTCTTCTGTTTTATAACTAACATGAATCCAACCAGAATCTGGTATGCCTGGTGTGTAAAATTCCAAAATTAATTGGTCAAAATCAAGGTTATCTTCAATCCACTTGGCAACGTCATAGTTTGGAGTGCCTGGACATTCTATATCTACTGCTTGTCCTTTACAATGTTGTGAAGTATTTGAACCACCAATTGCATAGTTTAAATCACCACTTCTATATCCTGAATTAATTACTGTTACGCCAAAGTTATCTCTAACAGGTTGTACTACATTTTCAAATAATGCTTTTGCATTTTCTAAATGTCCTTCAACAGGAGTATTATCAATGCCTCTTCGTTCAGCAGTTTGACTTTTAGTAAATTCTTGTAAACTGAAATTTTCGCTTAATCTTACCATCCACTTTTACTTAACAA